GCGGGCTGATTCGAGCGCGGAGCCGAGAGCCTAGACGGTCGATCTCCGCCTGTCTTGTCAGGGTCTTCGTCAGAATCAGTCGGGAGCAAGAACAGTGTTCGAAGCAGATACTTCGTCGCGCCTGTCGCCGCTTTGTTGAACGCTTTGTCCCCGTACTCGCTGACTTCGCCGCGCCAAGGAATGACGATTGTATACCCCGTCTCAGTGTCGATCAGACAGAAGTCGAAGTCGAGAACGAGATACGCCCCGCGCCGAGTCCCGTCAGGCTTCAAGATCGGAGTCTCTTCATAACCCCCCATAAGAGGAATAATGGCGAGCCCAACTTTCGTCAGACCCTTTCGAACTGCTCGATAGATCACTTCAGCCGAAGCGAAGGAATACTTGTGTTCGAGGTTCTTGTCGTCATGAGCGACAGCTTCTATTTCCCCGTAAGCTGTCGACAGTTTGAGAGCGATCTTGCCTCTCAGCTCAAGCTCTTTGATCGGGTCGATGCCGACAACGACGCGAGGCCACCCTGCGACTGTCGACGATATATGATGAATAACTTCCCCTGTTTCTGGGTCAATTATTTGATTGTCTATGTTCGGTTTCACTTAGCCCTCCGCTGAGATAATCTCAGGCGATTTTTATGATACTCTACTTTTTGTTAACGATATCTTTTTTCTTCTTTTTTTCTGGCAAAGGTCGATGTCTCACGTACTCCAAGATCAGCGCGGCGTCGCTTTCGTCATGAGTCGAGACGGTAGGCCAGCAATACACTAGCTTCGTCAGCTTCATCGAGAAGTCTTTCGTCGACGCGCTACCGCGCCCTCGGAACGAAAAGAACCCCTGCCATGTATTCGGGTCGATTTTCTCGACGATAGCGTTCGACCACATTCGCCGCACCAGTCGAATGTACGTGTTCGCTGACGCTCTGATCGTCTGAGCCGCGCCCGCGTTCCAACACGGGTATTCGATAGCGAGAACGACTCGGTCGAACTCGATGATCTGAGATACGTACTCAAGAAAGTCGACGACCTTGTTCGAGTCGAGAATGTCTTTGACTGAATAACTGAACTGCTCGATCTTGCCCGTCTCTTTCGACGCGCCTCTGACGGCGACTCCGGTCGCTTTCGTCGACGGGTCGATTCCGATATACATGACGCCGACCTCCCACGGAAAGACGATCACGCGAGCCCCCGTCTCAGCTGTTCGATGATCTTCTCTCCCTCTCCGATCATGCTGAGCGTCACGGCTGGAGGAAGATCGAGCGATGGTATTCGCTTGATGAAGTGGTCATGAACGTCGATGACCTTCTGAAGATTCGCTTGCTGAAGTCGAGCTTGCTCGATGTCGACAGGCTTCGGCTTTATCATACGTCTAGCCTCTTCTCAGGGTCGAGCTTCAGGTACTGATACACTGTCATCAGGCCAATCTTGTAACGATCAGGAAAGTCTCTCACCCTCTGCCCCGACTGGTAACGTCGAATCATGTCGCGATGATCGTCGATGCTGAGCTTGTACGGTCGACCTGTCTTTTTGTTTGTTGTCATACCGATTCAGTTTACCCCCTTATCGTTAACGCTTACGACGCCTCGAATGATCTGACTGTAGGCTGTAACGTTCAAAGGCAAGACGACAAGATCAGCGTCAGCGACGAGTGTCAGCTCTGCCTTCGCGACCTCATGCGGCTCGATCTTGACCGTTATAGAAAGAATCGCGCTCGATACGTCGACGTCGCCGAAAAAGACTCGATGCTTCATTCCGTCCGTGATGATTCGAAACTTGCTGTCTTTGAATCGAGGAAGAGCCGACGGCGTCGGAATGATGCCTCTGCTGATATGCGGCTCTGTTCGCAGATAGCCTTTCGCTTCGAGCGCGTCGATATTACAGCGAACGCCGCGAAGCGACGAGATGCCTGAGCCTTTCCCGATCTCTCGAAGAGTCGGGGAGTACGATCGTTTCTCCCTGAACTCGATGATGAAGTCGAGAATCTTCTGCTGTTTCTCTGTCGGCTGAATCACTTGATGAACTCCGCGTCGATGCAACGGTCTTTCTCGAAGAGAAGTATCGCGTCAAGGTCTTTCGACTTCGCGATAGCTCTGATCTGGTAAAGGAGCAAAGAGCAGATAGAAGGCTTGATCTCCGACTCCAAGACGAACGCCTCAAGATACGCTTTCGCCGACTCTTGAGTTCGATGGGTCGAGATGCCCCTGATTTGAGGCATAGGGTCGCGCTCCATCCCAAAGGTGTTGACGCTATGACAAGCGAAACGACCTGAGCCGAACTTGATGACCCATAGACTTTGAGGCCAGCCGCGTAGCCCCGTGTCATCTGTCGACGTCGTGACTGTCGGATTCTTCGACGCTGTCGTCATAACGCCGTCAGCTCCCTTGTACGGAAGAACTCGACGAGATCAGGCTCGTTCTCCATGATCAGTCGAGCATAACGCGAGCGGAAGTCGTTGCTCAGCTTGTACGGCTTTCCGTCTGTCTTGATGAATCTGTCGTACCGAATGACCTCATAGAGCCCGACGATGCCGTATCTCGTTACCCCTGACGACTTCAGTCGTCGAGCAAGCGAGACGAGTTCGTTGTAGACTTCAGGGTTGCTCGCGTGGAACCTCCTGAACCGCTGTTGTATGCTTTCGCGTGAAAGAGGCGGGCCGAGAGCTTTGTTTCGCTTTTCGATCTGCTTCTGGTTATTCATTCGCGCCGCAAGCGCGAAGATATTGTCACTCTCGTCAAACATAAGAATCGGGGTCTTATCTGTGTTACTCATTTGGTTTGATGCCTCCTAGAAAGCGAGCCGCCTGTTCGCGGCTCAATAGTGAAACAACGACGAACGTGTCGTTTGCTCGATTGTCGATGAAGTGAACGACTGAGCCGACGTAGTAAATTACGTCGTCGATGTCGACCCCTTCGCCATTCCGGGGAACGGAGTGAAGCTGACGCTCTTCGATGACGTGACCTGCGCTGTCAGTAAAACGACAGCGCGTCATCGCGGCCCTCTCTCGATCTTGTTGTTATGCCACTCTCGATTCGACTCGACATACCCACCGTGAAGGTAGGCAAGAACGAAAGCGAAGACAGCGAGAAGAGCCCACGTCATCGCTTCAGCGTTTCGTCGATGACATAGAAGTTCGCTCGATGCTTTGATTCGAGCGAACAGCTCGTCGATCTTTTGATCTTGATTCATGGGTTTATTTGACTCCTGTTCTGACGTAGAACTCTTCGCCAGCGGGCTCGCCGTCGACGATCTCAAGCGGGCAGGGCGTCACCGCAGTGACGTGAGTCGTCGCGTCAAGCCACTTTCGAAGATCGTCGATCTCTTGGGCAGTGAAGTTCAGGTCGACGATTTTCATGACGCGCTGAACCCAGTTTTCTTCGAACCACTTTATCAGCTCGGCTTGACTGACGCCCGCCTTGACGACGACAGTCGCGGGCTTCGCTTGCGTTGCTCTGAACGACAGCGAGCCGAAGGGGAACTTTACGGTCTTCGTTGGGGTCTTCTTGTTCGCGTTCATCGTTGCGAGCGTTCGTCGAGCGTACTGATCGAGCGACGGTTTCAGCCAGCGAAGAAAGCCTTCCTTCGCTCTCTTGAGCTTGTTGACTTCAGGTTCCCAGTTCGTTTTGATAGCTGACAGCTCCGCGTCGAGTCGAGCTTTGTTCGCGACGAGCTGGCTGTCGATCTTGACGAGCTTTCGAAGAGCCCACTCGACTTCAGCTTCTGCCATTTCAAACTCTTTGATTCCGTCGGACAAGAGCTTCGCGATTGTTGAGGGTGTTTCCCCTTGGGCTTGGATCAGCTCGCCTGTCTCCGAGTCAACTAGGCCGAAGCCTTCGATATACTCTGTTGCGGTCGCGTCGATCATCGCGTCACCCCGTGAGGAATGACCGTCTCGATGCTGACCCATCCGCGAAACGAGTGGTTCCAGACGTCGACTTCAGTCGAGCCATGAGCGTAGATTCTGACGTTGAGAACTACGACGCTGAGATACTGATCTCCGCGAACGACGAGGACTTCGTCGCCGGGAGCGATATTTTCCCGACATCGACGAACGATCATCGACTTCGGGATGGTGAAGAGTTTGGATATGGGTAGTTTATTCATGTTCGGATTCTTTTGAGAGAAGGTCGTCGGGGAGCAGAGTCTGCTCCCCCGTGAATGTCGATCAGCGAGCGAAGCCCGCGAGTATGCCGGGAAGCGTCGAAGGCTCCCAGCCCTCGATCTTGAGACGGATTCTGTCGAAGTATCTTGTATCGACTTTGATCTCATAATCGAGAGCGGCGATCAGTTGCTTCAAGAGCGTTTCGTACCCGACATCGCTCTTGTGAATGTACTTTCTGGTTCTGCTATCGAAGATAGGATCAGGGCTGTCGCTCGCCGAGCGATATTCTCTGAGCAGGTTCTGCTTGTTCGAGAGCCGTCGAGCAAGAAGATTCGCGAACTTAATCGCGCCGTCTTTCGACACTTCCCAAGGTAGCTCTCCAACGCCGAAGCATCGACCCACGAACTCGCGACCTTCGACGACGTAGCCGTGAGCGACCATCGTCCCTCTGTTGAGCTTGTGATTCCGTTCGCAGACGGGGCACGTGCCAGTATTCTCAAGCGTTCGTCGATCTGCTTCGCTGACGTTCGCGCTAGGCTGTCGACCCATGACGATCAAAGGCTTGGTTTTGACAAGAAGCTCTCTCACTTTAAGCCAGTACTCAAAGTAGGGCGTAGCGACTTCGATAATCGTTGCTGGTAGTTCGTTCTGGAGTTTCGCGTACACCTTCGCGGCTGAGGCGACTTCGTGAACGTTCGAAGGAAGAGCGTTATAGAGCTTCGAGATTCCGGGGTAGGTTCTGTTATCTGTTCGACCGCCCGACCCGTCGCCTGAGTTCAAGAGTAAGTCGCAAAGAGCCTTGTCTTTCCAGATGATCCAGCTCAGACGATCCTTGTACTCTTTGAATCGAGCGTTATAGACCTTCCCAGTAGTGATGTCAGCTTGAAGCTGAGCGATGACGATGTTGGCGTTTTCGGTTACCATGAAGTTATTATGTGTTATCGTTAACGAAAAATCAATAGTCAGTCGAGACTTTTTTGAATTTTCTTTTGAAATTGCTTTGGGGCCCCTTCTTCTGCCGAACCAAAAGTCAGAGCCCCAAGGGAGAATTCCGGTATGGCTCAATCCATGAGCCTTAGTTCCCCGGAGCTGTTATGAACTTATGCTCCGACATCTTCTGCGATAAGTGTCGAGAGCTTTTCACGAAGGCAAGTCGAGTCTACCTTGTCAAGTCCTAGCGAATACGTCAGATCGTCGAGCGCGTCGAGATATGACAGCGAAGTCTTCGCGTCGATACGCTTCTTCTCTTCTGCTCCGAACAGGCTACTCAGCTTGCTCGTCGCCGCGCTGTTCTTGATTCGTTTCGCGCAAGCGACGTCAGCGAGTGTCAGCTTGTCAGTCTCAAGATACACTTCGATCAGATCGGCTTGTAGCGAAACAGGCAGTTTCGACGCCGCTTCACCCACTGACGCGGCGATTCGACCTGCTTCGAGTAGCTCGAAGAGAGCTGAGACGAGTCGACCGAGCGACAGCCGCTTCGTGACGATAGCCGATTTTATTCCGAGAGTCGAGACGATCTGCTTCTCGCTGTAGCCTTTCGCGATCAAGTCGCGAATAGCGATGAACTCTGAGACAGGGTTCGATGTCCGCGTCAGGTTGCTCTGAATCGTGAACGCTTCAGGGTTCTCGATTCGATAGTCAAGAACCCTACACGGCACGAACGCCAACTTCGAGATCAGCGCGGCTTTGAGTCGACGTCGACCGTCGACGACTGTATACACTTCTGCCGACGTGTCTTTCTTCTGAACGATGATCGGCGTCAGTATGCCTAAACGCCTGATCGAATTCACAAGCTCAGCATTAGGGTCAGCCCCAGCTGAGAGGCTCTCGATTAGCTCAATCGGAATTGTCTCGCTCCAGATGGTGGGCCATGATTCAGGAATCAGCGACGCTTGAACTTCTACTTCTACTTCTTTCTTCTTTGTCTTTCTCATTATTCTCCTTTACTCTTCGTCGAGCGTGACGGGGATTTTGGAAGCCTCTGCCGCGTCGAGCGCGGCGTTCGTTGCTTCTTGATCGTTAGGGTCGATGACGACAGCGAGTCGCTCGATGGGCGCGATCATGATGATTCCGGGCCATAGCTTGATAGGGTCATCAGGACGACGCTCTCGGAGCAGATAGTCGAAAGCGGGCATATCTCGACGCCTTACGCCTTTCGACTCGTAGGACGGGCAAGGAGCCCACTCAGGGAACGGTTTCTCGTTCGTCCGCTCAGTCGTGCATCCGACATCTCCGACGAGCCAGAGAGCCCCAGCTTCTCCGAGTGGTCGACCGATGCGATGAAGTCCAGTCGGGCAAGGAACGTCGTCATCATCGAAGAATGTAAACGGGGCTTCGATATAGGCTTTCGGGTGAACGAGAACGAGTCGACTTCGAGAGTCGAGTTTCTCGAAGTCTGCTGTCTTCGATATCCGTCGCGAGAGCCCCAGTCGAACAGCTTCTTCAAGAAAGTCAGCGGCGTTCGGGTAGTGAGACGCGCCGACCCAGTCGAAGACGTGATACACTCCGTCGACCTCGATGATCTTGACGCCGACAGCTGAGAGGCCGATCTCGGCTGGGTCAAACACTTCGACAGGGTCTTTGATGAGCGTATACATCGGCGTTCCGAAACCGCCTGAAGAGCCGCACTCGATGTAAATACCGCCAGCGTCTCGACTGTCGCCACAGCCGCGAGGTTGACCCCCGTTCATAGATTCTCCTTGTCGAACATGACGACTTCGACTTCGACTTCAGCTTCTACAATTCTCTTCTCGACGAGCTTCGCCGCGACGACCTTCGCCACTTCTTTTGTATGCTGAACAGCTCGAACGGGGTTCTCAGTCTCGAACCCGTCAGGTCGAAGATACGTCTTCGGGAGTTTCGATCTGTCGAAGCGTATGACGTACGCTCGATCATCGACATCGACTTCGCCGAGCTTGAACAGTGTCCAGCAATTGCAAGATCGACAATACACTTCGAGCGGAAATTCGTTCGATGAACTCTGAGAGACAGTCAGCCCGGCGGTCGACGTCGAGCATTTGAAACAAGGTGGAGTCGTCCCTTCAGGGACTACGGGGAACGATGGGTTTACTTGTGATCTATTCATAGTTACTTGGCTCCAAACGGAAAGAGATACTTACTCGCGTCGACTCGCGTCGTCATCATAATTTGATTGTCGAGAACGCCCCAGACTTCGACGGCTTGCGTCCATGCTCTGAACCAGTCAGTCGAGAACGCAACGCCGATGTATTCGAGCCCGACGGTCTTCCATGTCACCTCAAGAGCTTTCTGCTCTTCGATGTCCCATACCCATGCATGAGAACAGCAGAGAGGGACTTTCGGCATGACAGCGAAGCCTTCGACATAGACGTAGCGAGAAGGGTCAAGAAAGAGCGCGTAGCCGCCAGCGTTCGCGTAGCATCGCTTGGCAGGGCCGCGATCTGCTGACAGCTCAGGCGTGAACGCTCGACCTTCAGCGATGACGAGATCGAGAGCTGAGAGATAGCGACGCTCTTTCGGCTTCGGCCTATCTCCCCAGACGTCTCGAATGAACTGAGCTTCATCGCGTATCAAGCTCATAACTCAGCCCTCTCGACTTCACCTAAGAAGTTCAGCTCATACGCTCGAACGTCTTCGTCTGACAGCTTCTCGGCGTAGTCGATGCATCCAAATCGACGAAGCGGGTTCTCGATGTCAGGCTGACCGTAGGGTCGAATAAGCGTCGAGTCGATGATGAACCCTCTCGGCTGAGCCCCTAGCTGTAGGGGGCGTCGTTCGAGCCCGTACCGATACACTTTCATATCGAGCCCCCTTCGAGCTTCTTGGCTTTAGTGACAGATACTGCTCGACCTGCGATTGTGCCGTTGAAGAAGGCGACGCTATCTTTATCCAAAGAGCGTCTTTGGCGCGGCGCGGCTCTGATCGTGAACTTAAACTTCATATACTGAGCTGATTCGTCAGGGGTGCATCCGTTCCGCTCTGTCATATTGAGCAGAGCGGAGATTCTTGACTTGAGAGCGTTCATCTTCGAACCACTCTCGGCATTTGGACGCGAAGCCCTGTAATAGCTTCGAAGCGTTCGTGGAGCTGGTCACAATAGACGTGACTCTCTTCGACGACGACTTTCGGGAACTGCCTACCCCCGTAAAAAGTCAGCGTGTAGGTGTCATCAGAGTCGAGCAAGATTCGAGCGATATACATCTTCGGGTTCATCGGAAATCGGAACTGAAGATAGCTGAGCCCGTCGACGTTTCCGCATATCAGGGTATGAGCCCCTGTCATGAAGAAGAACTGTCGACCTAACTGCTGTTGGATGATGAGGGCGATGTCGCCGTCGCGCTGAGCTTGCTGGGCTTGCTCGCGTTTCTGCTCGGCTTCGAACTTGAGTTCTTTGTCGTTCAACATCAGAACTCCCTCTTCAGCAATACGCTGGCACAAGACAGACAATCGAAGCAAGGGACGTCAGCTTCTTTTTGGAAAGCGAGGTCGCGCTGAAGCTGAGACAGCGACGGTCGACGTGGGGCCTGAGCTTCTTGAAGGTGTTTCCACTGCTTAGCTGACAAGCGTCGAGCCCAGAGCGGTCGAGAATGATGAGATGATTTAGGAACGTTTCGGGTTACCATAGAAAGATTATACGTTATCGTTAACGAAAAGTCAAGAGCTTTCGAGAACTTTTTTGAATTTTCTTTTTGAGAGCGAGTCTCTAACGTCCTCCAAGTATGAGTGACTACACCGACACAGAGACTGAAACCATCAAGAAGCTACGCGATGACGGATACTCGTTTCGAGAGATAGCAGAAGCTATCGGAAGACCGAGCGCGTCATGGGTCCGTTACGTTTATAAGAAAGCAATGGCGAAGGAAAAGCGAGAGGCTGGCCTACGTTCGAACGAGAATCCCTGTACCTGACGTCGGCGTCGCGCAATCGTTCGAGGTCGCTTTCGTGAAGATTCGCGAGCCATGAGCTGTTCGAAGCCCGACGGTGCAAGCTGTAACGATGCATGACTGAAGATTCGCATACCCCGCGTTCTTCGACGAGTTCGCGTCGAAGACGTCGACACCGCACGGGGACACCATGTTCGTCGCGTCCCCTTCGATCACGCACCCGTCAGCAGTGAATATCGCGCCTGACACCGGAGCGACAAGAGCCGCTGACGATGGGCCGAAGTAACAGTCTTGAGCTTCGACCACCGATCCGTAGTGAGGCGAGACAGCGTTCGATGACGACGCGACAGCCGCGAGAGTATGCATCGCCGCCGTCGCCCCGACCCAGGCTGAATGACAGGCTTGCATCTTATGTAACCCGCCGTATTTGAAGTTGAAACCGTCCCAGCCGCAAGCCTCGACGACGCACCCGTCATATTCGAAACGACCTGAGCCGCCCATTTGGAACCCTTGCCCCTGATTGACGACGAGAAAGCCGCCGACACGTTGCACGCCGCAATGTCGAACGTGAACGTTCGTGAACCTAGCTTTAGGAGCGTTCGCTTGGTTCAATGACTGCCACGATATGCATCGCTGAGCCCCGCCGAGAAGGTCGATATCGGTCATCTCGAACTCTTGCACGTTCGCCCCGAAAAGAATCACTTGATCCCCGTAATTACTATTGTTCACTGAGCCGAAGTATAGAACTTCGTTGTTCGGGTTGATGCCTGCGCCGAGCTTGACTCTCATGTTCCCGCCCGTCGTTCCCCACGTCGGGACTGTCGCCGCCGTAATTGAAGCGTTGTCTTCTACGTAGAACTGTAAGAAGCGACGAAAGCCTGAGACTTGCCCTTCCCAGAAAATGGCTGTTATACCGCCCGGTCGAGCGACTTCCCAGACGTCAGAGCCGACCGAAACCCAGTTCGAGATCGTACTCTTCGCGATGTTCCTTACAATCGTGCCGTTTGACGTGTAATTCACGTTGCTCGTTCGTCGACCTGTGATCTTGATGTTCTTGTTGATCGTCAAGTAGCCGGGGTCTGCTGTCATCAGCTCGCCGCCTGTTCGAAGAACGTACTCAGCTTCGGGAAGAACCAGCTCATAGCCGTCGGGCGTCGCGTCGACGAGAGCTTGAAGCTCTGCGAGCGTTGCAGTGATTCCAGCTGTCGCGATGTTTCGCCTGAAAGAGCCGTTATAGTTGTTGTCGATTTGATCTGTCATGTTAAGCGACCACTTCCCAGAGATTGACTGAGCCTGAGCCTGTCAAAGTAAACGCTTTGACGCCGATAGGCAAGAGCTTTGTATCGTTCGCGCCGATGACATAAGCAAGAAGATCGTCGATGTAAATGTTTACATCGCCGCCTGAAGCGTTGCAGACGAAGACAGCCGTTCGAGCGATCTTCGGCGACGGATACGGGTCGACTTTCGAGCCCGTCGCTGTTTGAGTGATTCCGGTCGCCAGCCATTGAGTAATCATCGCTTAAGTATAGACGGCTCAGTTACCAGCAAAGGACGTAGACAGCCCCCGCCGCGCCTGTACCGCCAGCCCCGCCCGTGCCCGTGTTCGAACCGACACCACCGCCACCGCCACCACCAGCAGGGAACCCGCCGTTTCCTCCGTTTCCTCCGTTCGTGTTCGCTGAGATCGTCCCGCCACCGCCACCGCCACCGTCGCCCCCTTTCTGAAGACTTCCTGCCGTCCCGTTCGTTCCGTTCGTCGGGGCTACGCCTGACGTTCCAGCCGCACCGCCTGAGCCGCCAGCGACGAGATTCGTCCCGCCAGCCGTTGCGTTGATGAGAGCAGGGGTAACAGTCGCACCACCGCCGCACCCTCCCCCGCTCCCGCCGAACAGCGAGCCGCCGCCGACCCCGTTACCCGGCGTCGACGTATGTCCACCGCCAGCCCCGCCCCCGTACTCTGAACAGACAGGAGCTGTCGCCGCCGCGAGAGAGTTCGCGCCACAACCGCCGCTAGGCGTCGACGGAGCCCCCGGACCCCCGCCTGTCGCCGCTGACGTTGTGCCAATAGCCCCAGCCGCATTCAACCCGCCTCCTGAGCCTCCAGCCCCTGCGAGAGCTGAGTTCTGACCTTGACAGCCGCCGCCGCCGCCGAAAGCTGAGAGCAGTTTCGAGCCTGAGCTGAATGTCGTGTTCCCGCCCGTCGCACCGTTACCGCCTGACGCGCCTGACGCCCCTGCTGTTCCTGCTACGCCGCCAGCCCCGACAGTGATCGACTCAGTCGAAGCGAGATCAGCCGCAAGATAAAATCGTTCAGCTCTTGCACCCCCGCCGCCGCCGCATCCTCCCGTTCTGACGACTGCTCCTGTGTTCGAAGAGCCGCCAGCCCCTGAGCCACCGCCACCGTATGCGATGACGAGCGCGAATGTCGGGACGAACGCCGTCGGCTTTGTCCATGTGAACCCGCCCGCCGTTAAGAAGCTCTGAAGATTCGTGATCGAGCTGTTTCCGTATGTCGTCCAGCCCAGCCCGTCTTCATAATGAGCAAGAGCCCCGACAGCGAGCGTCGTCTTGAATAGCGTGTAATCTGTTCCGCTGACGTCTTTCTTGACTGTTATCGTCGCAGGAACCGTGTCGTTATTGTAAACGCTCATGCTCTTGAGCAGTATCTGCTTCGCCGCGATGCCTGTGACGACGTCGACGTCTGTCGTGTTATTCGTCAGACCTGCTGTCCCGTCATAGAGATCGAGATCAGTCGACGCGAGTTGAGCATAACTTGTATTGAACTGAAGCTGATTCGTTGTAATCGCGCCGCTTAGAACGACTTGAATCTTCTCTGCTACGCCGTCGATAATAATCATAGAGAGCCCACCGTCCTTGCCCCGACCTTTGCAGAGCTGAGCCCTGAGCCACCGCCAGAAGACGACAAGACTGTTCCTGTCATCGTCAAGCCGCTTCCGAGCGTGATGACTTCGACTTTGCCTGTGCCGCCAGACGAGCCGCGACCGAGTAGCGTCGACGCCGCTTGATACTTGATTCGCACCGAAGGAGGTGAGAGAACATATTCGAGCCCGTCGGTGTGTTCGATGTATTCGTTCGCCATTTTAAGTCCCTAGCCTGATACAGTCGAGCTGAAAGTAGGTCTTCTCAGCTCCGAAGTCAGCGACGAGCGTCCCAGCCGAATGAGTGTTACTGAATACTACGTCGATGAGATCATTCGCCGCAAGCTGAAGTAGGGCTGATACTGAATGTCTGCACGTTGTCCCTGCGGCTTGCGTTCCTGTGTTCGACTGCTCTCCGCGCCGAACGACTGTCGCGTTGTTTCGAATTGCGATATGCCCGTTGTAGTTTCCTGCTACCGCGCCTGAGATGTCGATCTCGACTGTCGCGTCGATTCGATAGAGCCCCGCGACGGGGGCAGTGAATCGCCAGTTCGTCGTCGAGTCGAATGAATCTGCCGTGTCGCGAGTCTCAGAGTTCCACTGAATGACTGTCTCGGCGTTGTTCGTCATGGCTTGCGTCGACGTGATTCGTGTCGCGATGACTTCAGGGAGCTTGAGCATCCCAGCTCGATAGTCATAAGCGGCGACAGCCGCGAACTTGCGAACAGGAACAGCGCATCCGCGAGGGATAAGAATCGACGTCCCGCCGTTGTACTGAACAGAGAGAGTGAACGCGCCTGTCGTCGAGTTGATATAGACCGCCGCGCTGTCGAACCCAGACGGAAGATTCGCGACTCGATTACCTGTAAGAACGCCTGTAAACTCGATGACGCCGTATCGAGCATCGTCAGCTGAGAGATTCTGAGTCCCTGCCGCGCCAGCAATCGAGAGAGAGAGATACCCCGCTTGCTTTTCAAGAGCTTTCAAGTGATCGTTTACAGTGACGTCCTTGTTACTCTGAGATTGGGTCATCTGAGTGACGGCTAAGACAGGGGATAGGCTCATGGTTGTTCGTTAATAGTCGATGTCGTTACTCGTTAAGACGAGTTTCAAGGCTGAAGGGTGGCCTTCGCCGATGCCCGCTTCTGCTGAAACCTGCCTGATGATGACATAGAAGCTCGAAGCGTTGACAGTGTCTGTTGTCTGCTGAGCGATGGTATACGTCCAAGGCAAGACTGACGTCACCTGATAAGTCGCATACTTGACAGTGAGATCGTTCTTCCAAATCTCGACGTTGTAGACGACGACGATCTCGTCGAGCGGCGCGTCGACGTAGTTGTCAAGCTCGCCTTTCTTTCTGACTCGACGAGTCCAGTTGAAGACAAGATCAGCGTTCCCGCTCGATCTGTCGCCTGAATAGCGAATGTCGCAAGGGCCGTAAGGCTTGCGAGCGTTACCCGCTAAGACGAGCGGCTCGTTAAAAGCAGGGAGCCCCGCGCTGTAATCTTTGCCTGTCTCGATCATTCTGAAAGAGCTTGTTGCTCCGATCTGAGAAGGCTCGTAGGCGAAGTTCTTCGCTTGAGTGTTAACGATGATGAACCCTTCGTTCGCGACTGAATCCCATAAGCCGAGACTCAAGAGTGTCAGTAAGTAGTCAGTCCCTCGTCTGAAGCGAAGCAGGTTCGAGAGCGTGTATGTCGTGCCGCTGACGAGTGTCGCTGTCTGGAACTGAAGAATCTCTTTCCCTACTATGCAAAGGTTGCGCCCTTCTTGGATCATCTGATCGTAGGTAACGCTTGCTGGTGTCCCGCTTGTCATCGTGACCCTGACAGTGTTCACCGTGTCGAGCTTGTACGGAAGAGCTGTCGTCCCGACGTGGCCCAATATGCCGAAAGCGTCGTTCGTTGTATAGCCGAAGTCGCTCGACGATGTGAACGTCGCGAGCTTGACGACAGGGCCTGAGCCGAAAGCTGTCAGTCGAGGGTCGACTTGAGCTTCGCCGCCGTGCCAGCCAGCCGCCGCTCGACCTGCGACGAGCCCGATCTGAGGCGAGTCAGCGAGATCGTCGTAAACGGCGTTAACCTCGAACGCGAGCAGATCAGCGTTCGTCGTTGCTGAGATGCCCGCGCCGCCGCCAGTCGGGACAGAAGCAGGAAGAACGGGGTCGACGTAGATGATCGGGTTGTCGTCGACAGCGCGAACTTCGATCTGAGCAAGAAGACCCATCGACATCTCGACGATTCTGACGTCGCGAGTCGAGCCGCCTTCGTCCGGTATCGTTATCACGTCGCCGGGATCGAGTTGAAGATACTTGTAAGGAAGCGTGAAAGAATGTCTCGATCTTGAAGCCCATGTCTCCATCAGAAACGAGTCGGCTAGATAGCGAGCCCATGCATCGCCAAGCGACATAGGAAACGCGACCTGCTCTTGATTCTCTGACCAGCGAACGGTTCTTCTTGCTGTTTGAGTCCATGTAAGAAAGTCAATCGCTTCTGACTGATAGCTGACAGCGATCTCGCGAGGAAGCTCTGTCTCTTCAGCTCTCGTCGACTCGACATAAGGGACGACTTCGCCGTCTGACGACGCGCCGACATCTGTCGACGGGATCGTCATCGCTGTGACGCCTGTTCTGACAACGGCTTTTATCTGCCCGCCTGTCTCGACGATCTCGAACCAGTTAGCTTTTGCGAACGTTTCCATTACTCTCGACGCTTCTGTTCGAGCTGAGACGACAAGCCCGCGAGTTGGATAACTCGAAACAGCAGAAAAGTCGACGTCACCTGTTAAGCCGCATCGACTCGCGACGTCATCGAGCGCGGTCTGAAGATTTGCATGGCTCGACTCGACTTCGAACGTAAAGTTCGGTATCTGATTCCCGACTTCCGACAGCGGCATATCTTCGAAGACTACATAGGCCAAGCCCTTATGAGCAGGAACGAAGCCGACCCCTTTGTCTGCTTCTATCGCCGCATCTGCGACGACTTGCGTTCCTAGATAGACTCTCACCTTCGTCGTGTCGAGCCAAGCGGCATAAGTCGGACTTCCCCCTGATCTCCAATCGTAAATGACCTTTTCGTTCGCCCAGATTCGACGAACTTTCGTCAGTGTTCCTTCGCAGATAACGACAGCGAGCGAAGTCTTGTAGCTGTAATCTGTTGTTGTCGCGCCCCCGCCGCCGCCCTTGCCACCTGCCGACGACGTCTTCTTCGTCTCTTTCAAGCCTGTCGCCCAGATGATCGTTCCAGCGACTCTGTTTCGACCGTAGACGATAGGAATCGGAGAGCCTTGTCCTGCCCCTTGGATTCGCATCTCGTCGATTCGACCTCGATCAAGATGAGGCCCGCTAGGAGGGAAGAGCAACGAGCCCAGCGTGACGCCGATCTGAAAGCCCGCAAGAGCTGTCAATCCCATTCCGGGGATACCTGCGACAGCGATACCCGCTACGCCGAGAGCAAGCTCAGCCATTTACTTGAGCCTCCAGACTTCGATCAGTCGACCGACCCATCTGTCGCTTAAGATATGCTCGATCACTTTCTCGGCTGGGTTGTAAGCGTGAATCATGCCGAAGAACGAACCGCTGACACCGTAGTCGATCTCAGAGACGAACGCTGTATGTTGAGGCAAGCCGACGACTTTGAATACTGCTATGTCGCCCGCGCTGAGTGATTCGAGCCAGAAGTCGAGCGGCTGTCGAACGTCAGAGAACGCGACGAGCGTCGCCCACTTTTCAAGCTCAGCTCTGAGCTGAGAGCCGTCTGTCTCCCAAGAGTAGCCTGTCGGGTCATAGCTCGCTTCGATGATGCCTAGCTCGACCGCGACGCCGATCAAGAGCCCGACGCAATCCGTCCCGCCGTTTTCGCCCTTCGGCCCTCTCGCTTGATGCACGTATGGCGTCCCGACCCAGCTTCGAGCTAGGCGAACGATAGTTTCAGGATCGTGAACAGACTTCATACCGATGTTATCTTCAAGACAGAGTCAGAGCCCGGAACGAACGGCTCGCCTCGAAAGTTTAGAATGTTATTGAATGTATTCTTGCACGTCGACGAGAGCCTGTCGCATCCTGCGATGATCGTGAACTGATCTCCTGCGACAATGTCGAAAGGCATAATCTCAGCAAGCGTAAGCTGACACGGTGAAGCTGTATCGTGAGAACGAACTTCGACGCTCTTGCCTGCGTTCGCGCCACTTGTCCATGTCAGCTTGCCGTATGCGAAGTAATACGCTGGCTTTCCCACTACGCCCGCGCTCGCTGTCTTGAACTTCGAGCGACTGACTACTGTCGACACCGTCTGAGCCGTGAACGTGAACGCCGCTAGGTTGACGGTACACTCGCTATCACCCAGAACCTTGACTCGACACAAAGGGGAGCATACTTTCCCGATTGTCTGCGACGCTCGCTGAATGAGCGAACGAACTTCAGTCTCGAAGCTCTTGCGCCCGACTTTCACTTCTCCGAGATACCCTTTCAGAAGAACGATGTACTGAGTCGTGTCGAGATGGTTGATGAGCAGTATCTGAACTTTCGCGTCATCGTACAGCCCGCGAAGAAGATCGGCTTCAGTGATGTCAGGAGAAGAGATCACGCCGAGAGCTGTCATATTGTCGATTCCGCGCCCTGTCGACGCTTGCAGATTCGACACTCCTGCGCCCGTCGCCGCTTTGAATGTACGATTCGTGGGGCCTACCGGGTCGAGCCAGACGAGATCGTCAACGTTGCTCGTAAATCCTTTGATCGTTCCGTCGCGCCGCTCTATGAGCCAGCAGAGCGCGAAGTTCGTCGTTTCGCCTTGCAGGTGAGCAAGAGTCGGGCCGGGTATCGTCTTCATTCTCGAACCTCAACGACAGGGAGCGGAGCGTTTCCCGCTGTCGGCGACATATAGTCGACGTTTAGAGAGTCAGTATCAAAACGAACAGGAACGTAAAACTCGCCGCTCCAACCCACCGTAGCCGCCGCCGCAGGAGCCGCGACGAAAGTAATCAAGCCCGTCGAGTAGTCGACCGAACACTGACCCGGCTGAGTCTGCTCGACTCCGTTCTTGTAAACTTTGATAGCTGACTTCGGTCGCGTGATCTTTCTGCTCTCAGTGAACCCGCCTGAGCTGTAGATTCGATAAATCTGAAAGATGGTCGTCGAGCCGTCGCCTGTCGCGAAGTTATGCGCGCCGTTGTGATCGAGCGTCTTCGTGACGAGATTCCATGTCATGCCGACAAAGTAGTCGTTCCAGTCTTTGAATAAGAATGAATGAGCGCGACCCTTTCGAGCGCGAAAGAAAGCAATCGTCGCATCCCTTGCGGTTGGGTCGTAGAGGAGCCGGGAAAGGTCCCAACGCCCCCGCGCTGTCGCCCAGTCTACATTTCGCTGTTCGTACCCGGAACTGGTCGATACAACAGTTGTTCGAAATTCCGGCCCCCCTACCACTCCTTGGGCATAATCTTCGAAAAAGACGACATTGTGAAACGCCATATTATCTACCCTGCCTCGCTTGCGCTCTTGCCGCTCGACCAAATACCTGAGCGATCATCTGAGTCTCGGACTTTCGAAACGCGCTGTAGTTCGGAACCGACATATTGATGACGACATGAGTCGAGCTGTCTGTCTTTGCGTTTCGAGACGCGCCCTCATCGTTTCGATGAACTTGACCCGCGACGTCAGGAACGAACAGCTCAGGGCCTCGTTCGCCGACTAGATACGGCTGACCTGCGAACGCTTGCCCGCCTGTCGCGAGCCCCGGTATCCCGTTTCGCATATCTGCTCTCGCGCCAGAGCCGAATAACGCACCGACGCCCCATAGAAGAGCCCGCATCAGTTGCATTTTAAGGAACTGAATAGCCATCTCCCTCGCTAAGTTTCTGAAACCGTCGAGAACAGACTGAAAGAAGTTCTTGAACCCGTTCTCAAGAAGATCGTTTAGGGCTTTGTTGAATATGTCTTCGATACCGCGAGCGATCTTCTGAATGACAGCCAGCTTCTCTTCGATGTCTTTGTTTCGCTTGATATCGTCCATGACTTTCTTGACCATCTTCATCACTTGAAGAGCCCCTTGAAGTCCCGGCATACCTGCTCCCGCGCCCTTGAACTGATCGAACAGCTCTGACGTAAGAACCTTGTTCTGAGCCCCGCTCAGCTTGAGAAGGTCTTTCGTCAGCTCTTTGATATAGTCTTGATACCGCTCATTCGCCGTCGCCCTCTGAGACTTAATCCATTCTTTATTGTCAGTGACGATCTTCGACCAATACGCCGCCCATCGAGCGACAGCGTCTTTCGCTTGCCTGCTCTGATCGAGAAGAGCCGCTTGAGTCAGATAGAACGCCTTTGACAGATTCGTCGCTTCGCGAAGACCGCCAGAAGTGATCTCCCATCTTGCTTTGTCAAGTTCAGTGGTGAAGTAAAGTTGCTCCCTCTCTGCTTTGTACGCCGAAGCAGAAGCGAAGACGCTTTTGTTCAGCTCTTCTCTTGCTCGCTGAGCGGCTTGCAATCGCTGAACGTTCTCTTCAGTCGCTTTCGAGAGAGCTTCTTGTTCAGTCTGAAAGACTTGCAAGTCGCGAGTTCGATGTACGAACGCTTTCTCTTCGTCGGTTGTTAGCTCGCTGTATAGCTTGCCGAATCGCTCCATCGATATGAGATCACCGATAGCCGCGCCCGACGCTTTCATTCGAGCGATGACGAGGTCGCGAGTCGCTTGAGCGGTATCTTCGATCAGCTTCTTCATCGCCTCCATGCGATCTCGAAGAGTTGGGTCAGCGTCAAACGGGTTGAGCGGCGCGACGTCTTCGAGATTCTTGCCGCCATGCTTGTTGCCTGAGCCTGTACTGCTGACTCCACCTGAGCCGTCACCGATAGGGCCGAGAAGCTTCGAAGCTCTTGACGCCGACTTGATCTGCTCTCGGACAGCCGCCGCTTGAGTCTCAAGGTCGCGAAGCGTCGTCGTCGCTTGCCCTAGAGCTTGATTGTATTCTGCTCCAGACTTCGCCAATCGAACAGCGACGCCATAAGTATCAGGACGCTGACCTGTCGTTACAGGAACTCCGTTTGCGACAATGTCGTCTCGCTTCGCTCTTGCGTCTGACAATGCTGTCAAGATCGAGTCGAGCTTTGGCGTGAACGTAGCTGTCAAGAGCGACTTTCGCTGTTCTTCTGCCGCTGTCGACGCCGCATTTGCCAAGTCGTAGTAGCTCTTAGTTAAGCCGTGAATCGCTTCGCCTTGGGCGTTGTAGCCTTTGACGAGATCAGGGTTCGTCGCCGCGATCTCGCTGAACAGCTTGTTCAGCCGCTCAGTTTCTGTCGCTGTTCGCTTCTTCTTGTTCAGCAGTATCTCGTACTCTCGCGAAAGCTCTGCTGTCTTTTGAGTGTTCTCTGCTTTCGCTCTGATTGAAGCCGTGCTTGCGTTGATCTCGTCTTGAATCGCGCCAGCCGCATTTTCAGACGCGCCAGTGAGATAGTCGAACGCTTTCTTCAGCCCGTAGATGACGAGCGCGACAGCCGCACCGACAGCGATGATCTCTGCAAGCGGAACGAGAAAGCCGATCAGCGTCGCTTTGAGCCCGATTGACGCGACACCTGCCGCCGCCGACGCTGTCGTCATCGCCGCGTATGCTGACACCATGTTCCCTATCGCGCCGAGCGCGACGAGAACTGGCCCTGTAACCGCCGCGATAGCGAGCATCGAGACAGCGAGCGTCTTCTGAGCAGGGGAAAGAGCCTTGAACTTTTCGACGAGAGAACTTATCCACTTGACAGCCCCTTGAGCATACGGCAAAAGAACAGTCCCTAGCTCAGCAGAGAGATCAGCAAGGTTCGCCTTGACGATTCGAGACGAGTTCGCGAGCCCGTCGCTTGTTCGAGCAAAGTCACCCTGAGCCTTCTTCGTCTGATCGAGAATGATAGCGTATCGAGCTTGAACCTTCGCCGCTTCTGATAGCTGTCCCGCTTGAAGAGTGAACCCCATCGCGAGAGCGCGGGCTTTGACAGCAGTTTCAGACAGCAAGACACCGAACGCCCTGAGAGGCTCAGCTTCTCCGACCAGCCCGCTTTTGATCTTCAGAGCCGCTTCTGAGACGTCGACATTATAGAACGACGCGAGGTCGGCTGACAGTTTTGACAAGACGAGGCTCATTCGAGCTGACTGTTCTTCTGTTTTGCCCCCTGCTTCGAGAATAAGACCGAATGACGAAGCGTAGTCGAGCGCGGCTTGTTTTGACAGCCCCATCGCGTTTCCGCTCGCCTCCGAGAAGGCCACGACACTTGCTGACGCTTTCCCGAAGACTTGCTCGGTCTTCGTGAACGATTCGTTCAAGTCTGACGCGCTCTTGACTGCCTTCGCCGCCATGGCGGCGAGCGGAGCAGTGACGCCGACAGAAAGAGCAAGACCCGCGACCTGAGCTTTCTTGGCGGCTACGCCCATGTGTTCGCCGAACGACTTCCAAGACTTAGCCGCTGATTCGCTGAACCGTTTGAGATCAGCGTCAGCTTTGTCAGCGAACTTCTTGACGTTCGTCCCCGCGTCTTTGAGGGGCTTAGTCAGTCGATCTTTGAGATCAATTTCAGCTGATATTCTAGCAACGGTCGACGACATTTTGAATACTTCCTACGTGTCAGGACGATACAGGTTTCATCTTCTTCTCAGCGGCTCTTTGCGCGTCTGCTCTTCCGTTCGCTTCTGCCGCTTCAGCGAGCATCGCGACTTGTTTCCAGTAAAGCGGCTTCTTCGCGAGTTCCCACGGAGGAACGCCGAGATACTTCGCCGCTCTGATTAGTCCGTACCAGTCGGGAACTGATCCGAATCGTCCAGAGGAAGCGATGTATCGTCTGAGTTCGCTCCCTTCTTGGATTTTGGGGTTGCGGCCTCCTGAACTTTGTCAAGTATCTCGCCTAGTACATCGTAAGGGATAGACTTCAGAGCTTTGAGCGTGATCGGAATGGGGCTCTTGTCTTCGTCATCGAGCTTCAAGTCCCATGAGTCGATCAAGCTGATAAACATCGACAGAAAGGCTTCTGTAGCCTTGTCTTCTTCGTTAAGCCCCTTGAGCTTGTCTTCGAACTCAGGTGTTAGATACTGAGGGCGAAACGTGACCGAGACGTTCTCTGACCCGAACGACACCGCGACAGTCTCGAACGGGCGAAGAATAGATTTGAGTGTAGGCATATTTGTTCCTGTGAGATTTTAGGGGGATTCGTCGAGAGCCTGAAGAGCTTTTTACGTATCTTCAGGCTCAGAAAGTCGAGGGTCGCTAGTAAGAAGCGACGCCGTTGTCGAGAGTGACAACGAGACTTGTATTCGTCGCGTCGTCTTGACAGCCGTCGAGTTCATAGTCGAAAGCGTAGACTTCTTGGTTGTCTTCGAACGGCCCGAACTTCGATATTTTGACAGGACAGTCGATCTGAAGTCGATGCGGAAACGCTGACGCTCCGATCAATGGGCCTGTAGCTAGAATCCTCTGAAAGAGAATCGTATCGCTTCGAGCCTGAGTCAAGAACTGCATGGCTGAACTCTGAGCATGAGCGACCAGACCGAACTTGATGTCGATATCGCTCTTCTCTGCATAGTTGAACCAGCTCGTCTCGCTTCTGTCGAGATTGTATACGGGCATAGCTCGATTCGCCATTTCGAACGAAGTCGAGAAAGCGTCCGTCAGCTTCGACGATGAAAGAGCCGCGAGCGTCGTCGACAAGAAGTATTCAATATGTCGAGGCAAGATGACCACGCCGGGGAAGTCAGTGTAACCGCCGCGAGTCGTCATCGTCATCGTAACAGCAGGAGAGCCACTGATCGTTCTGATCTCAAGTAGCGGCTGAGGGAAGCCCAAGAAGGGGCCACCCGCGCCGTTTCCAAAAGTGATCGTGAACGGGGTTCCTGCGCCTGTGACAGTCAGCTGAGTCGAGTTGTTGATACCTGCCAACGCCCTGAGAGCGGTCTGAAGAGTTCCTGACGTTTCTGTCGCGGCGTTGAGAACAGCCGTTTCTTGGCCTTTCCAGCGTAGCGTAAACGTTCCTGTACCTGACATCGCGAACGTTTGCACCGTTGCGACTCCGGGGTTCATCGCGATCCCATCTTCTAAGATTCGAGCGATAGCTGAGCCGCCGAGATCGACGCCGTCTTGACGAAGGCCGAGCTTCAAAGAGTTGACGATCAGACCCTTTACTCTATGAGCGCGAGCGAACTGATCTCCATACTCTGCTTGAAACGTCGCGATGCCGTCTCGAACTCGATTGTCGAACGCGAATACATGTCGATATGCGACTGACGTCTGAAGCGTCGACGTGTTAGGTCGAGCGATCTGACTCGACAAGAGCCAGCCCATCTCGTCATAAGTCGGGAGCCCGTCGATGCTTGCTTCTGAGCCTTCTTTTACGACGAGTTGATGATTCGTCAGCTTTTCGCCAGCAGGTCGATGAGTGACGAACTCAGGCGACGGCTGAATTTGCATCCGCGTATGTCGAAGCCTGATCGACGCTGTTGCGCCAGCCCCGACAGCTCGAATGCCCGTAGTCGTGTTCGTGACCGCGCCAGCAGGAGACGAGCCGCCTGTAAATGCAGGACTTGTTACAGTGATAAGATTCTGGGGTTCTGCCGCGAGCTGGTTTACGAACGTGATGATGACAGGCGTCGCGGGCAATGCACCGCCAGAGCATGAGACGTTATTCGTTCCGATTGTCGATATAGCTTCGAGAGCTGACTGAACAGCCGCCGCCGCCGCGTTATATGCAATCGTAGCGGTTTCGATTCCGTTGAATGTTAGTTTGAACGTGCCGCCTGTTGGCGTTCCTGTGATTGTTAGAGTCTGAGCGGCGTTCGTTCCGACTTCTCGACCGATTAGAATTTGTTGTCTGACCTGTTCTCTTAATGGCATTTTTGAACTCCCGTACGTCGTGTGATATATTGTGGCACGAATGGCGTCGACTTCGACGAGCGATCCGACTGAACCCCGTTCGAGCAGTAGCCCGAACAGAAGACTTCTGACGTCGTCAGCAGACCATGCCCCACCCCATAAGTCGCTCGCCGCGCCGAGTTGATAGGTCTGGAAAGACGACGACAAGATGACGTTCTTCGCGTTACCTCTTGCAGTTGTTCCATTCGCTGATAAATAGACGTTCAAAGAACCGCTTACGATGTCCGACACTGTAAACGTGTCGAACTGAAGACCTTGCTGGTCGATTCCACCGCCTGAGATCGTGCCTCCGATGTATGTCGAGTTGTCGCCGACTGAGTTGTCTTCGAAGAGAGCTGTCGACGTACCTTCTGACCAGTTATGAGCTGTTGAACCCACCCTGTGACCGTATCGCATCGCGACGCCGACGTCGAGATCGTCGACGAGAACGCCGCCGACATAGAGTCGAAAGTCTCCGATTCTTGCGTCTGCCCCCGTTGTCGATGGGTCATAGACGTATGTTCGCCAATAGCGATACGCTGTTCCTGTAATATCGGTAGTGTCGAACTCGCTGAGCCATTGAAACGAGCCTGTACCCGGAGGCCCTGCGACAGCAATCCCCGTATAGGCGTTGACCCATGACGTCCCGTCGTTTGAACCCTCGATGATAATCTCGACTTGAGCGTTGTCGAGCCAGCCGATTCGCTTTCTGACTCGCGTCACTGTCTTCGCTGAGCCTAGATCGTAAAGAGCTGTAACGACTACGCCGTAAACTCGACTTGCACCAGCGTCGAGACGAAGCCCCGGATATCCTGCAGAAGCGATTGTCGCGTCAGTCGCTGACATTCGAAGAACCCCGTCGACATACCCTTTGATAGACGTCCCTTGAACTTCGAGCTTCGCGAGCCTCGATCCGGGCGAAGAGATCACGTCGCCAGCGTATGACGCGAGCTGAGTCATCTGACCGACTAGACGAGCCCCAGCGTTCCAGACTCCTAGTCGCCATGTGTTCGCCCCTTCGTCGTACTGGAGAATGTAAAACGAGTAAGGCGTCGTTGCTCTCGCGTAAATCTCCGCGTATTCGCCTGAGCCTCCGTCCGAAGCGGCGGCGATTCGAGCTTCGACAGCGTAGTCAGCAGAAGCAGGAACGAACTGATTCAGGAAGTGTTCAGCTCCGTTCGTCGTCGGGCCGCTTCCGTTTTGAGCCGCGTAGTATGTTCTGCCCTCAGCGTTCAGCCCCTGATATGATGGGTCTGCTCCTGTAAACGGTCGACGCCAATCAGCGTTGATCTCTCCGTCGTGATTGTGAAGCCAAACACCGGGCTCAGTGAATGTATCGTTAACAGCGAGCGACGTATTCAATCGAGCGACGACGTCGATCACGAAGCCCGCGACGCTGTCTGCTGTCGACAAGTCGAAACGCCCTGTCATGTTCGTGACGGCTAGGAAGCCAGCTCCGCTGTTATACGCGCCGCGCCCGTCAATATAGTAGCCTAGCGAGTTGAAGCCGTCAGACCAGCTTCCTAGCGCGTTTGCAATAGTCGGAACGAGTGTCTTCGTGGGCATTTTAAGAGAATCCTGCGGCTTTGAGCTTTGCGATGACGAACCTCTCTGCGAACTGTTGGACTTCGTCAGCGGCAGGTCGAAGATACGGTCGAGCGACCATGCCGAGTATCGTCCCCATCTCGACATAGAGCGCGTATTCTACCGCGAAAAGAACCTGAGCTTGCCCCAGTCGATGAGGGCCGGGGGGAGCTTGCCCGAATGTGACGTTCGCGTTCTTCGAACGAGCTGACGACATCGCGGCTTTCTCGTCTTTCGCACCGACAGGAAGCTCTCCTGTGAACGTTCTGATATATCCGCTGTTCATCATCGCACCCGTCGGCTCAGGTGTCGTCGACGTCTTCTCTGACGTGACTTGAGCGTTCGGTCGAGTGTATACCTGTTGTTCTAAGAAGACCATCGAGCGACGAAGAACTTCGACAGCCAGCTCGCGAGCAGAAGCGTCGATCACTGTCTTCGCGATGGTGTTTGATAGATGATCGAGCTTCTTCAGCTCAACCTTGACAGACGAGACATAAGACAAGGGCTAAGTCGCCTCGACGATGAATCGGTAGACGCCGCCGTCTCGATTGTAAATCTTCCCATCAGGGCCACGCTCAGGAACGCGAACAGCCCAAAGTCGCTCTGAAGAGTAGATCGTCCCATCAGAAGGCTGAACGATGGGCGGCGTATAGTTCTGAAAAGCGTCGTCGATGAACGTGAGAACAGTCAGAAGAGGAACAGCCGCGCCCGTCGTCTTGAGACTTGCTCCGAATGTATTGCTCGCGTGAAAGACTCCGATCTCATAGTCTGCCCACGAAAGAAGCCGCGGCCCTGTCCCTATCGAGTTCTGATCTCCTGTACTGACGAAGCGAAAGTACAGAGCTGGAACGATGATAGGGAGATGACTGTCAGGCGGTGGGACGTCGAACGGCGCGATCTCTGCTTTCCATCCGTAGACGTCAGCTCTCGTCTTGAGAATCCCGAAGATATATCGTTCAATAATCGCGAGTTCTTTCATGCTAGAGCCACCAGTCGACGCGGAGAGTCTGTTCTGACTACAGTCGCGACGAACTCGACGAGATCACCTGTCGAGTCAGAGTAATCGTCGACGACGAAGAACTCGGTCACCGTCGAAGCGTCGAGAGCCCCTGCTGTCGATGCCCCCGGTATGTATCCTGACGCGAGAGCAATCCAGATTCTCATGCCAGCCGCGATCATATCGACAGCCTGCGGAAACACGGGGTTGACCTCTGAGGGTAAGACCATCGGGTTATGAGAGTAGTCTGTTTCGCTTGCTGAATATGCGACAGGGAGCCAATAAAGTCGATATGCTTCTTTGTTTGCGAGCCTAATGTCGCCTTGCACCTGCTCAGATGAGAACGCTTCGAGTCGTCCGAATGCGATGATGTTCTGAGTCGTCTCTTTGTCGATGGTTAACTGATAAGCGGCGTCGACGCGCTCAGGGCCGTAGGCGTTACTCGTCGCCCCGACATAGTCAGGGCCGACAGCGTCGCGAAGAATCGGGAGCATGAACGCCCTCGCTTCTGTTCGAGCGTTCCCCATCGCTTTTCGATGCTGTACGCTTTTTATGCCGACATTTTGGGGGATGCTCATAACAGCTTAGTCTCAGACGGGTTCGTCAGTAATGCGAGTTGAGCCGCGCCGCCGCGACTCGAATTCGACGTCTTTCTGAAGAGCTTCGACAGCTCTTGCCACGCTTTGACTCGCGACGTCCACTTCAGCGTATGACCTCCGGGGGTGTCTGTCTCGTCTGGGTATTGTGCGAATCGAGTCGCTAAGCTGTCAGCTAGATTTGCGACGGCTTTGTTGAACGGCGAAGTCGACGTCTCAGCGAGTATCTCTTCGTCAGTCAGCAAGAACAGCGACCCATCGACTCCCGTGTCGCCTAAGAGCCTACGGGCGCGGTCGATCAGCGTTGAAGAGAATGTATATGTCGTCGCCATGATTCTATTATAGGACGAAGGGCCCCGTCGACTTGCGTCTCAGGAGCCCGTTCGTTGTGAGCCAAGGAAGGACAATCGAAGGCGAGAGTAAGTTTACCCTTCCCCTTCGTCGCTTGCTTCTTCTGTTTTTGATTCGGTCTCGACAGGCTCTTCGATCTCGACTTCCCAGTCGCGAATGTACGTGTCGACAGCGTATTTGAGCATCGAGACAGCGTCGATCTTCTTCGACGGCTTCTTGACGACTTCTGCTCCGAGAGCTTCGGCTCTTTCTACCATCTGAGCGATTGTCAGCGAGTCGAGCGCGGCGTCGTCGAAAGCGATCTCAGTGACGCCAGCTTGAACGTCGAGAATCCAGTCGACTTCAGGCCCTGTCAGGTCTGATTCTGCTGGTGTCAGCCCGACAGCGAAACGCTCTTGAAGAGTCGGCTCGACGGGGGCCGTCTCAGCTGAAGCGGGCTCTTCGAGCGATTCGACAAAGTGAGGCACAATGACCGCCGCGAGCAGGAGTCGCTCGACGTTCTCGACGCCTAGCTGTTCTGCCGTGACGATCTCACCGCGACGGGCACACCCTGATTCGAATCCGAGCGCGTCGACTTGTACTGCAAAGGTTTGGTTTTCCATTTTGTTTTGTTCCTGTTTGAGAGTTTTGATAATGGGGGAAACGCTGTTCGAGAGTCTTCAAAACTTTCGAACAGCGTTCTTTTTGCTTTAGACTGTCATGTTGACGATGTCACCGGGGAACAACAGAGCTGGCCCTCCGTTGTGACCGTCGTGAACTTCGATCTTTCTCGGAGGTCGACCGCCGTCTTCTTGAGCTGAATCCCATACTCGCGTATAAGCTCCGGGCTCCATGTTCGGGTTTGTGGCGTTTCGAACCATCTGATACTCCATCGTCGTGCCGACTGCTCTTGCGCCAACAACGATGACGCGATTGTTCGGGATGAAGCCCGTCCAGACGCCTGAGTCGTTGATGTAGCCGTCGTTATAGATGACGACCTGCGGAAGATTTTCGCCCATTAGAACGCGGTTGATCTCTTCGAAGTTCAGAACGCTGTTCAAGCCTGACGTTCGTCGACCTGCGAGGTCATTCGCGTTCAAGTTCGAGACGAGATCGTTGAACGTTCTTCGGTTCATATACGCTTTCGCGTTTGGCCCGAAGCTCGCTGAACGCCCTTCTTCGAAGAGCTGAACGTTTCGAAAGTCTTTGAGTGGGGTCGCCGTCGCCGCTGTCGCCCAGACGACAGACGCTGTATAGCGTGATACTGGGTAAGCGTCAGCGTGAACGAGCCCTTGAGGGCCTGACACGGTGAACGAGCCCTGTAGAACGTTCCAGCCAATCTGTCGAATCCGGTCGATACGTCGACTCAGAAGTTGATCTTGTCTCTCAGTGACGAGATCACTGATATTGATCGGCGTTCCGAACGAACCGAGCTGACGTCGAACTGTAAGCTCTTCTTCAGACACCTGAGAGAACTCACCGTATACGCCAGCGACCATTTGGAATCGCTTGCCGCCTACAGCGTTGATTCTCGCTGGCTGACCGTCGAGCCCGCGAAGACCTTGAAGACCCGTGAAAGAATCTTTCTGCTCCCACATGACGATAAAGTTCTCGGTATTCCTGATCGGCATGATCTGAAAGATCGGGTCGTTCATCGTGAGAACGGGGAGCTTGATTTGCTCAATAGCGCGGAGTTCTGCCGCTGTTGGAAAAACGAAGTTGCTCATAGTTTTTGTATTCCTCTAAGTCGATTCTAAAAGTTTATGAAGCTCTTATAGCTGACCGAAACGGTAGATGCCCTCAGCATCGGAGTAAAGTCCTGCGATGAACCGACCAAAGCGGGAAAGTTGCGGGCCGTTGTTCGCTGTAATCCCAGAAAGGTCGCCCATTCTGAAGATTCCGTCGACGTAGTACGGAGCGTCTCGCATCTCTTGCCCATGCTCCATACCTATCGCGTCGAGCCCGAACGTGACGTTACCGCCAGAGTCGGTCGAGAAGTCGGCGAGAGAGAAGCCTCGAAGAACGTGCGAACCGTCGCGAGTAGCGAAACAGCCGTTAATCTCAGGGGCGGCTTGCCCTGCTGTTGCAGAGAAGCCTGTCAAGTCAGTCTGAGCGATGTTACCGCCTGAGACGTTCGTCGAGCCCGCGAAGGCTCCGTTGACATAGTAGCGAGCCCCTTGAATGTTCGCGTTTACAGAGCTGTAAGCCGCGACTCGAATCGTTCTGTTCGTCGACGTGACGAGAGCTTGAGCGGCGGGCGATACTGTCGTTTCTCCAGTTTCGTTGAAGAACGTGACTGTCACTGTATACGGGGTTGTGATCGTACCGTCGCCGAAGACTGAACCACCTGCGACAGTCGATACAGTCGGGATCGTCGGCGGAGTGATAAGATCACCGACCCACGCTTTGAGAGCCCCTGCCGCGACGCCTGTCGTCGTGTTTGCTACTGCTCCAGTCGGGGACGTGCCACCTGTAAGCAAGTTATCAGCAGTTTCGAAGACTACAAGCGGTTGCGGAGCCGCCGCGAGAGCAGTCCCTGAGAACGTGAACGTGTGAGCATTGCTGGGTAACGCGCCCGCACCTGTTACAACGATACCGCCTGTTCCTACTGAAGCGAGAGCTTCGAGCGCGGCCTGTACTGTCGCTGTTGAAGCGTTCCACGCGATAGCTGTCGTCTTGAGCCCCATGAATGAGAGCTTGAACGAGCCGCCTGTTGGCGTTCCTGCGACCGTGAACGTCTGAACTGCGTTGACGCCAGTCGTCGTTTGACCTAGCGGCGCGCCCTTAAGAAAAGTCGAAGACGCTTGAAAGCGTCGAGCTAAAGTAATGGCTCGGTCTGCGAGCATATACGGGTTCAGCTTGTTGAGCGTGAAAGTGATCTGTTCTACGAAAGGCATTGTGTTTTACTCCGAGGTTGTTTGTTTGAGAGAGGGTTCTAGTTCTTTGATGCTTCTGCGGCTTTGCGGCCCAGATCAGTCATGTTCAGCAAGTCCTGAGTTCGTGCGGCGTCGACGGCTTGCGTCGCTCGATCTCCGAACAGAAGAACAGCCGTATCGTCGACGAACGCTTCGCCTACAAGTGAATGAGAAGGAGCTGAGTCGAAGAACGCCTTGAGCCCGTTGACTTGCGCCCCTTGAACTACACCGTCAGCCGCTGAGAATACGGAGCCGCCTGAAGCGTCAGCTTTGACAGCTTGACAATACATCGCGGCGATTTGCTCTCGCTGAGCGGGCAGAGCTTTTCTCGACGTGATGACAGCGTCAGCGAAAGCGTATCCCTTGCCTTTGACGAGTTCGGCTTCGAGAGCAGAGACTCGCGGGTCTTCTTTGAAGACAGGAGCAGGGGCGACGACAGGAGGAACGATAGGCTCGTCGATGACGGGCGCGATCAGCTCATCGTCAGCGAGTGTCAGCGTGACCTCTTGTTCGAGATCGGTAACGTTCTCCACGGAGAAGAACTTTTTGAGAGCGTCTTTGAGTTTCATAGGTTTATTGTCTCCGGGCTTGACACCCTTCGTTATATCAGACGGACGAGAACGCGAAAAAGTAGAAAAAGCGGCTTGAATCGCCGCGTCTTCGATTCGAGGCTTGAGAACGAGAGCGTTCCCGACGATGTTCTTGCTTCTGTCGAACGCAAGCGAGACTTTAATCGCCGCTTCGCCGATAGTGTCGTCGAGCCACTTGGGGAGTTGAACGTCGCCGAACAGCTCTGAGCCTTGACGCCAAATCTTCGTCAGCTGACCCAGTTGACCGTCGAGAATCGTCGAGCTATGTTCGAGATCGTTGTCGACAGGAGAGAACGAGCTGACAGCTCGATCAAGATCAGCTTCGTCGAACGCGACGCCCTTGTCAGGGAAGTCGCCAGCCTCGAAGAGCTTGCCGCGTCGAATGACCATGTCGTTCTCTGCTGACTCTTTGAACGCGACGAACAGTCGCTCAGCTGTAAATACCGGGGCGTAGCTGACTTCGCGCTCGACCTCGATTGGCGTCCCGTAAAGTTCAGCGTCACCGTCAGCGTTGATTCGATACGACGAGCGGAACATCTTGTCCTTGACGGCGTAGATCACTTCGTCAGAGTACAGGCTCTCGATGTAGCAATCCATGCACCCTTCAGGCCCATCGGCTGGATACATGATCTTAAGCTGGTCGTACACTTCAGACCGGATTTCTTCGAACGACTTCTTCATAGAGTTCAAGCTCCTTTTTGAGGATACCTGAAGCGTTAAGACGTGCGGCTTCGATCAAAAGATTTTCAGAGCGGGCGCGACGTTATTCGAAGAACCTTGTCGCCGTGACGATATTCGAGCCAGTAAGGGTATCGAGCGATGATGACCCAAGGGTAGACGACTTCGAACTCGAACGGCTCAGGAGAGAGAACTGTCAGCTTGAGCCCGTAGACGAAGACTCCTTGATACATCGGCCTGAAGTGATTCGACCAGCCCGCTTCGCCTTCGTTTCGCTCGACTCGTTCAAGCGTGTAGGCGAAGAGCTGAGAGTTCTCTTCGATCTTCTCGACAATCGCTCGATCTCTCGCGTCTTCGAGAGCTTGTTCGAAGATGTTCAATCGACGCGATACCCCGTATTTTTGACCCAAAATGCGAGCGTTTCGCCTGAGAGTCGAGCGACTTCGACGAGTATCTCTTTTCGCTGAGCTGTCGCTCCCTCGTTGAACGAGCCGCTCTGAAGAAGTTGCTTCGCTTTGAAGTAGTCATCGCTGTTCTCGATGCTGTTGAGGATTCGAGCCGCGAGCCGCGACTCGTCGGGTGTTACTGTTCTTTGAATGTCCATCGTTCAATCGCCTCCATGATCTTCTTGTAAAAGTGAGTCCAAGCGTTCGAGTGCATGACGCGAACTTTTTGCCTATGAAGCAAAACGAGATAAGAGCCCATGCCTTCTCCTTGCCAATAGTCGATTCCGTCGAAGCCTAGAATCGCGGCGAGTCGACCTTCGTCTTGTGCGATTCTATGAATACTAGCAAGGCGAGCTATAGTCGCTGTATCACCTGCAATGTGCGCCGCACGTTCGAGCGATGTGATGAGCCTCTGAAGAGCGGATTGAATTTTCGTCATATCGTTATGGCTGACGACGAGCGCGTCAGGCTCGACGAGCATGGATATAAGCCCTTTCTTCACGCCGCGTAAATTGTTTGATCGACTTTCAGCGTAGCCCTTCGCTTCGTCGATAGCCCTCAACAGCGCGTCGGGTCGATGTGGCTTCAGCGAGCCGACCGCTGTCTTTCTGATTGAAGCTGTATACGTTCCACTGCCGTAATAGCCGAGCCCGTGAAACAAGTCGCCGTCGTAGTAATCTTTGGCGAACTTCTCTTCGCTGACGCCTCGAAACGCGACCCAGTCAGCGACGTCGATATCGGCTTTAGTCGCGGCCTTCGGCTTCCCTGCTCGATTTTGTAGTTCGATAATCTGCTTGAGAGATTCGTCTTGAGTTCCTGTTCCTGTAAGATAGTTTTCCGCTTTTGTTAGAGCCGGGTCGAGTTGATCCCATATAGGCAGGTTGACAATCTCGTCGTACTGAATATTGTTCGCGTCCATGAATCGAGTCCCGTCAGGCAGGTATGCGCCTTTCATCTTGAGCGGCTTCTTCTTAGCTTTGCCCGCCGCTTTAAGCGCGGCCTTGCGAGCTTTCGCTCTTGCTTCGAGCTGGGTCATCTGAGCGTCGAGAAGTTTCCGTCGCTCGATCATCATCTCAGCCATACGCCCTTTTGCTGTATCTGATAACGCTCCCCCTGTCAGCTTGTCGAAGTAAGCTCGCCAGCCGCTATCTGTCGTCGCGATCTTGTCGAGCGTCTTCGAGAGCTTCTTCGCTTGAACTTTAATCAGAGCTTCAGCATCTTCGAGCGTGTCGAAGCCTAGACGTTTTAGAACGGGGCCGTATTGCCCGCTTGGCCCTGCGAGCGTCCAGAAGTCGTCGAACGAAGTCAAGATCGACTGAGCTTTGTCGCCGCCGCGAGCGCGGAAGATGAACGTACCGCCGTTGTCGATTCGAAAGACTCTCCCACCCGCGATCACCATGTTCGCTTCGTCTGTACCGATGACGTCCCAGTTCGATAAGAAGGCGTCAGTCAGATACCCGTCGAAAGCATCTTTCAAGAAGCCGACGTCGACTCCTGAGACGCCACCCATCGACGCGATTGTCTGATTTGACTCGATGATCTCTGTCGCGAACGCTTTCTTTGCGCCGTGATCGAAGATCAGAGCTTTCGGAACGTTGATTCCGTTCGCCTCATAAATCGAGTTAGCGATCAGCTCGACCATTGACCGTTCAGGGTTGTCATAGAACTTGACGTATCGCTCGACGCCGTCCATGCCCAAGTATTTGCCGCCCGGATTTGAGCCCGCTTGCTGACCTATCTGGTGGAATAAGATGTTCTCTGAGTCTGTAAACGCTGGGAGCGTCTTCTTCTTGCCTATGATCGTCTGGGCTTGCTTCAAGAACGCCTTCTCGATCTCTTCGGGCAAGGAGCCGAGTCGGTATTCGCCGCGACGATAGAGAATGACGGCTTCTTTGACCGCGTCGTCGACAGCAGAAAGAGCGAAGGCATCGTGAGAGATCAGATTGTAACGCTGTTTGGCGAACTCGTCGAGTAACGGCTCAGCTTTTACGCTGTCGATAGTGAATCGCGAAGCATAGAGCTTGGCCTCAGTGTTCTCAGCTCTGTCGAGAGAGACTTGAACCGTCTTCGTCTTGAGCTGTCTGATCGTCGCGTCGCCAGAGGTTCGCGTCATCCATGAATTGTTGAGAGTGTCGACGATGTCTTCAGCAACGTAGTCTGACAAGTCAGTCCCGACGACCATCGACGTTCCGCTGACCCCTGTCGTCGAGCCGTTCCAGACTTCAAGATTGTTCGGAACGACGCCTGTCACCTTGAACCGATCGGCCGCCCATTCGAGCGATTTGACAGCATCAGCATCTGATACTCCTGCTCTGATCTCGATCTTCTTGACACCGAGAGCCTGAACTGCTTCTTTCGCGAGATCGAGCGGGCTCTTCGTGACGACAAGGGCGTCGGCGTCGAAGACTCTGACAGATGCTTTCGTCTGCCCTAGCATCGCTTTAGCTTGCAATCGAGCGACGCTGTCGCCGTTGTGAATGTATAGTCGACCGTTCGAGCGAAAGACTACAGGGAGATCAGGGCCGTCCCCTAAGTTCGAGATCATCGCTTTAACTTTGTCGTCGCCGATCCAGCGAAGCGTCGACGTCATCGACGACAGCTCGACGTCTTCGATGGTCGAGTCGAGTGACTTCAAGTCTTTAGCAAGAGCTTTATACGGAGCTTTCTTTACTGTCGGGAACGTCAGCTTCTTGTCGCCTGACTTGAATGTCGGAACCTTAGCCCACTTGTCGAGAGCTTTGACGACAGGGTCGTTCGCTGAGCGTTCTGCTTCTGTCAGTAAGTCGCTCAGAAGCTGAGCAGGTCGCGGCTCGAAGCTCGACACCTTCAGATACCCTCGCTGAGAAGGGAGTTCATTCGAGAGATACTTCGCTTTGAGATTATCAAGACGTCGAGAAGCTGGCTGTCGACCCCATTCAGGCGAGTCGACCCAATGAATGTTATCTTTGAGCGTGATCTGCCCTGCTCGATACATCTCGGCTTTACCTTTGCCGAGCGTCGCGTTCTGCTCGCGTTCGCTGAGATTCTGAAAGAACTTCTCGCCGCTTTGCGGCTGAGGCCCGCCGAAGTCAGTATTAGGTAGGGGAACCATCGAGCAACGACAAGCCGGGTGGCTCGACAGCGTCTGATCGACAGGGAATATCTCACCGTCGAGCGCAAGACACATGGCGCAGGTCGCGGCGGTCTTAGCGGCTGTCCACCGCCAGCCCCTTATTACGTCAGCGTTTCGTTTGTAGACGTCAGTGTTCGCTGTCCGGTATGAGCGAATGATCTCCGTTCGAGCGATCAAGACGCCGCGCTTGTTGACGAGCCCGTCGATCTGACTCGCGAGCTGAACTCCTAGCTTTCGAGGGTTCCACCCTTCTGCTATCGCTTCAGCGAAAAGAGCCCTCGCTGACGTCGTCGCTGTCGGGCCTATGTCATCGAAGAGCTTCTTGAGTGGAGATGTACCGGACAGCAGAGCCTGAGCGTTCGCGAACGCTGTCGAGTGTAACCCTGCGATGTCGCCGTAAACTTGAGCTTCTGCGAGTCGAAGAGCATGGACGGCCCCTAGCTGATAAGCGTCGTCGCGAGCTGTCGACGCGAACTCGACAGCATCTTTCGCGTACTCGTCGAGATGACCTCTGATCTCTCGGAGTATGTTCTCAAGTCGAGCTTCTTGGTAATACCACGACAGCGACGGGGTCAAGCCTGCCGCTTGCGCGTTCTCGATCTTGAGCTGAAAGAGCTTGATCGACTTCTCGACTTTGAGCTGAGCCACTTCGTAGGCTCGAACGAGTCGTTTGACAGTGTCGTACTCTCTCTTGAGAAGAGCCGCTCTCTGTTTGTCGACGACGTCGTAAATGTTCGCCAAGGTTTACGCCTTCTTCTTGACGCTCTCGCTGAGAAGTTTCGGTATCGCGTGACGCCAGTTGATTCGATGATGCCACCGCATATTCTTCGTTATGAACGGTTGAACCTTAACGCAAGAAGGCGCGAACATGACTGAATAGAATGACTTTACGTAGGTTCCTTGGTCGAGATAAATGTCAGTCAGCCCGCCAGCGTTCTTCTGAGTCTGCGGCTGAATGACTTTCACGCAATTCGTCGCGAAGACCAGTCCGCCTTTTACCCCCTGCTCTAGATAAGCGTTTACGTCTTCGTTGACTCGTCCGAGAAACCTCATCGGCTTGTCAACGTCGAAGATGAACGTATTCATCGCTTTTCTTTTCTTTGCTTGGCCTAAGTCGATGTTCTGAATCGTTCGAGAGTCTTTCCCTCCGATCAAGTCGCCAGCTTGTATTGTCGCGATTGTAATCGCTGGGGTCGACTTCATAAAGTCGAGCAGGGCGGCGAAGACTCTGTCGAGTGAAACGACTATCGGAATATGATGCCGACGATCTGAGCCGATAACCCATGACCAGCTTGTATAGTCGTCGTCGAGCATGATGAAGTATTTCCAGCCGAGATTCTTCGCGATCTCGAACGAGACGTTCCGAGCATAGACGACGCCCTTCAGATGTCCCTGATTGTCCATGACGTCCGTCAAGCTCGCTGACGCTTTCTTGTCGAAGACGATGACGTTCTCAGCTCCGAATCGCTCTCGATACTTCTCGACCTGCTCGTCTTCGTCGTCGATGACGAACTTGATCGGGCCTGTATAGCCTTGCTTCTTCAGCGTGTCGACAGTGTAAACGTTATCCGCTCGACCGTGAGACAAGATCAAGGCTCCGAACTCAGTCTTCGTCTTCTGATTCGTCTTCTTCAATTCGTTCCTCCGCGTCTTTGTCATAGGCTTCAGCAAGAGAGCCGACCAGTTTGGCGAACCCATTCTCTATCGCCGCCTCAAAGTCGATGATGACGAGAGCTGATTCTTCGAAGAGGCTCTGAACTTTCGCGTCAGCATGAGAGTAAAACTCAGCAATCTCTTCATAGTCGAAGACGACATGACGATTCGCCGCCGCGATCAAGAATCTCTTCAGGTTCTCAGGAATGTCAGCTGAGTCGATTCGAGCTGTCAGCTCAAGAGCTTTCGAGAAGTCGGCGAGCGTCTCTATCGGCGGCGGCGCGTCGCGTTTCGGCTCATAAATCGGGGTATCGACTTTCCGCTCATAGTTGTCAGAGAGCCCGTCATCGTCAGGGCCCCCAGATTTGCCACCTGAGCCGTCGCCTCCACCGTTTAACTCTTCGATCAGGGCGTCGAACTCGTCTTGAGTATAACCGGAGCCCAGAAGACCTTCAGGCCCTTCGTTCATCTCTTTGAGCATTTGAGCGATTGTCTCTTGATCTCGATGACCGAACTGAGCGACGTAATTGTCAGCGATAAGAATCTTCAAGGCTCTCTCGTCACTGACGTCGACGAACGAGACAGGAACTTGTATCGCGCCCAGCTTGACAGCCGCTAGGTACGTATGATTCCCCTTGATGATACGCCCGGTCGAGCGTTGGGCTACAATCGTTCCGTAGAATCCGTTTGCGACGAGCGACTCGCTGATCTTGTCGACGTCGCCCGTGTTCGGGTTTTGAGGGTGCGGTATGAGCGACGAGACGGGGGCCAACGTCGTTTCAGTGTTCAGAATTTCGACCATGAACTTGATGTTACTTAGTTCTGAGGCGTCGTCGCATCGTTCGGGTTCGGAGTTGTTTCAGCTTGAGGCGTCGTCGTACCTGCCCCCGGATTCATCAGCTTCATTCTTTCCGTCGCGTCGAGTTGTTTCTGAGCCGCTTGGTCTTGCTGTTCAGTCAGCCAGACGTCGAGATCACGTTCAGGCAAGCCGATCATCGCGTCAGCTCCTGCGACTTGCGACGAGTGAAGGTATCCAGCCGTCCAGAGCTTCGCGATAGCGTCAGCAGACTTCGAGAAGTCCTGCTTCGGCATACTCTTCAACGACACTTCAGGCGCGAACTTGTCAGCGACGTCGACCCCGTAGTTGATCGCGACCAGATTATAGATGACGTCGCGCTCGAACGCCTGAGCGATCACTTCTCGAAGCCCTGAGACAAAGACGTCAGTAATATCAGCCGCGCTCTCGCTGTCTGCCTTCGACGAGTGTTTCGCTTCGAGTAGCGTTCGATGGGTCTTGAGAATCGCCATGGCGATTTGTCTGTCGAAGAGATCGACCGCCGCCGAGAACGCTTCGCCGTGACCGACGCTTTGAACGAGATCGAGCTTCGAGCCGCCTTTCAATACCGCGACCGTCCCGTTCTGAAAGCCGAGCAACGTGTTCAGCATATCCTCTTCGGCTGGGATGCTCAGAGGCGAGCCGTCGGAGCTGTATAGAAGATTCCCGTCAGAGTCGACAGACTGAACGTCCTCCGCGCCTTCTGGCGTGTATCCCACAAGAGACGGGGTCGCGAACTGAATCAAGAAGCGAAGATACGCGGGCCAGATTTGAGTCTTCAGATAATAGGCGTTCCATGCTGGGCGAATGAGCGAAACGCCGCGAGGGTCGCTGTTCTTCGACTGAAGCGTCAAGAGCAAGAACTTCTCTCTCGGTATGATGCTCGCAGGATCAGGCGACGTCGAGCCTGAATAGACTCCGGGCGTTACTGAGCCCGCTTCAGCTGAGACGGCCCCTAGAATGTTAAAATGCCTGTCGACGACGACAGCGTAGTTCTTTCGGCTTCGCGTCTTCAAGTCCTTCAGTCGAAGTATCGGTCGGCCCTCTTCGATAGCGTCTTCGTAAACGATCTCGATCATCGACGAGCCGTATTGAATAGCTTCGAGCCCTTCCCAAAGAACAGCATGGGTCGACCGAGCCATCTTCCTGAGCTGTCGCTCGACGAACTCAGTGATCTGACGCGACTGTTCATAGTCCGCGCTCTTCTTGTCGCTGACTCTCGGAACGACACGGAGGGGCTCGGAGAGGATCAGGCTTTTGAGTATGTCGACAGACGCGGCGACAGCAGGGTCGCGAACCATCTCGTCATAAGCCGCATCTGAATACTCTTGATTGAGATCGTCTTGGTTGCGAGCCAGAACTTGTATCGCGTTCGAGAGCAACGGCGAAAAGATCGTCGACGAGCCCCCTGACAGGAACTCTTTCTTTCGTGATACCGCTGGGAGAGCTTTGATTGTATTTAAGTCCATGTTCGTTCCGTCGTCCTGCCCTATTATTATGGAGCGTCAACAGTCAGACGAAACGAACAGCCCCAGAGAATCACTCTGAGGCTGTTGCTCGATTCTTTGAAGAGTCGAGTTGTTAGCCGACGAGCCCAGCTTGGCGGCTACTCCTTGAATAACGCTGAGCCCACCACAGCGAGCGCGTTCTTGAGCTGGGCGTGTTCTCTCTTGATGACAGCGAGTTCGCGTCGCAAGCGATTCGCTTCGATGACAGCGTTACACCGCCGAGACTCGACGCGACGAGTGATACTTGCTTCGAGTCTGAGCTTCCAGTCCTTCTTGATTCGAGCCAGCTTCTGAGCTTCAGCTTTGCTCTCGGCGATCTTCGCTTCGAGGTCGACGTTCAGTTTCTCCCACTTTTGTTGCTCGATATAGACGGCGTTGTGGCGTTCTGCTAGTTCTTTCTTCTCGGCGTTCGCGTTCTGAATCGCGCTCGACATCATCAGATACCCAGCGTTCATGCCTTCTTTCAGAGCTTCGGGCAGAGAGTCGATCAGTGGGGGAATGAGAGCCCAAGCCGCGCTTCGAGCCTTGCTTGGTTCGCCCTTCAAGCGAATGTCGAATGAGTAGACGAACTCGTCTGTCGTCGAGAGGTGCGGTTTCATGTTCGTCAGCGTCGGCCCTTCGACGACGCCCCTCGCATCGCCGAGCCGCGTCTCAGTGATCTGAACTCCAGTGAAGTCATTCATTTGGCTTGCACCATCTCGGCGATCTGTCGAGAGACTTCGTCGCTCGATGTCTGATCCCAGTCATCGGGCAACGGTCGTTGCTTCGCGCCGTCGATTGTAGCTCCGTCAGTGACGAGTCGAGAGCTGAAGCCGAGATCGAGCTTCTGATCGACAGCCCATAAGTGATACTGATTCGCGCTGTCGACGAGTCGGCTCTCCGCAGGGTACAGCTCGACAGCTTCCCATTCAGGGCCAGTGAGTTCGTTCTTGATACGCTGAAAGTCGCGCCAGTCGTGACAGGCTTCTCGGTCGTTGCGCCTGATCGAAAGATGGACGACGCCTTGAGAGAGACGTCGTCGAAAGACGGTATACGTGTCGTTGATGAACGCTTCGCCGTCGAGATCGAGAGAGTAAAGTTCATGGCTGACAGTCGCAGGGACAAGCGGAGTCCAGTTCGTTTGGTTTTGCATTTTTTGTTCTTCCTTTTGAATCGAGATGAGCCGCGAAGCTGTTTAGAACTTCGCGGCTCTTGTTGAGCTTGGCTTTAGATCGTCGCCTCTGCTCTCGCGTCTTCAGCGTCGATGCGGGCTAGTTCATCGAGCGCGTCTGCTCTGATCTTCGCGGAGGCGAGAACCTCAGCGTCAGTGAAAGCGGCTTCAGCGTCAGCGAGTCGAGCTTCTCGAACAGCGGCGCGGTTCAGCTCAGCTTCGGCGGCGGCGTTCGCGACAGCTTCGGCTTCATACTTGTCGATGCCCTCTATCGCGGCGAGCGCGGCGATTTGAGTCAACTGTCCAGCGATCTCGTCGCCGAGAAAGATGTTCGGAGTCAGAACGTACTGACGTCGAGAGCGCGACCATCGAACCGTGAAGAGCTTGATAGCCCAAGGGTTGGCTGAGTCGTCAGTCTCGACGATCAGCTCCGAGCGATCTTCTGTTCGCGAGAGAAAGACGCTCAGCGTTCGATGCTCTCTAGCGACGACTTGCTTCGTCGCGTAGTCGACGAGCGTTCCGAGAATGATAGTGTCGACGCCGCTGAGATTGACAGCTTGGACGTCGAGATTGGCGATTGGTACGTTTACTAGTTTCATGTTTGTTCGGTGTCGGACGCTTTCTTTCGTGTCTCGACTGTTTGATTATGTGTTATCGTTAACGAAAAGTCAAGAGCTTCGAGAACTTTTTTGAATTTTCTTTTTGCTCTCGACTCTTCGTCGTTTCAGTAGTTAGAGCTTGAAGTCAGCGAGAGCTTTCTTCAGAGCTGTCAGCGCGGCGACGACGGCTGTCGTCTCAGTGTCGGGGCTCTTCGTGACGAGAGCAGGGGACGGGGCGGGAGCAGAAGCAACGACAGCGGGCTCGGCTGTCGGAACAGCGAGAGCGATGGGCTTGTTGCATTTGGGGCAAACGAAGTTCTTGAGAGTCTTGGGGCCGCTCGAAGTGGGGTTCATCGCGGCGGCGATAGTCTTGACGACGAAGTCGTTGATCTGCTTGCGCGTAGCGAGCGACTTCTTGCCAGTAACGAGAAGGGCGATAGCCTCGCGATCTGAATCGCTGAGGTCGATTTTAATGTTAGTGACCATGTTTCGGATAGTCCTACCTTCGAAGCTCGTTTTTCGAGCTTACAATACATTATAGCATAATCGTTAACGATAAGTCAAGCTGGCAAATATACTAGTTATTCGAGTCGACTCTCAAGCTGACATACCTCGTCGACGTCGAGCGACAGGTTTCATGGTCGGCTGAATCGGAGAAGGGAGAGCTGTTCTGACTGACGCGCCTTTCGGTGACGGTCTGACTTTTGCAGTGATCGACGAGCCTGATCGAGTCGAGCTTCTCGACGACAAGGGCATGAACGACAAGATCAGGGCTTCGGCGATGTCAGGGCTCGATACGCCGCGACGAGCCAGCTCTTTCTTGCTCTCGACGATGATCTTCCCTGTTTCTGTTTCGAAGTATCTGACGCCGCTCAGCTGAGAGATCAGAGCTTCAGTATCTGGGCCGGGAGGAAGAGACAGCAGGTCTTCTTTCGGGTGGTTTACGCCGAGCATGACGAACTGATAGGTTCTCTCTGCTCTTGCTCGAACGCGCCACCAGAGTTCAGCCTTCAGGTTCGCGAACTTCTCTTTGCTCTTCATCTTGTCAGGCCAGCGCGTCTCGGTAGGTGGGACGCCGACGTTGACGGCTGTCCAGACGAACGTCAAGGCTCTTCTGACGAGCTTCATCGCGCCGCCGACACCTGCACCGACGCCTATCGCGTCATAGAACAGCCGCTCGATCTGATCTGCTTCAGCCATTCGGACAACTCGAAACGCCGCCGCCGTTGGGTCTTCTTCGCGCCAGCGAGTGATCGTCGATACATTCGGCCCCTTTCGCATCAGATAGACGTTCTCTGCCCCACCAGCCGCGACGTCGAAGCCAGCGACTGAAAGACCGTCGGGAAGCGACAAGCCGACACAGGCTCGAAGCCAGCGAGCAGGAATGATTACCCCTTCGAGCGACGCCGAGTAGTCGATGTCGTACTCTTGCGCGACAGTGATCGGGTCCTCTTTGAGACACAACTCTTCGTACCAAGGGTATATGACTCGATGACCTGCTGGCGGCTCAGGCGGACGTCCGATACCGTAGTCGATGAAGTCGACCCCTTCTTGCCCTAGCTCAAGCTCGCCGTCTGAGTCGATGAGCCCTTCCCAGTCGAGAGGGACGATGAGCCAAGCAGTTTTGCGAGGGTCGCTCTTCCAGTGAAGCGTATAGACGGGGAACTTCTGACTCAGCCGCTTGACAGCGAATGGGTTATTCGCGCCGCGTGGAGTCGAGACTAGTATTTTGCATCGCGAGTTCGCTGTCAGAGCTTGATCGACGAGCAGAGGTCGCGGCAAGAACGCCGCTTCGTCGACGAAGTAGATGGACGTCCGACCACCGCGCCCGATCTCGTCACCGCCTTCGCCTGTGATCGAGCTTCCGTTCGCTGGGTTGATGATCTTACAGAAGTTGTCATGAGTCTTGAAGTTGAAGCCGGGGGCTTTCGCTTGCAGAAGCCAGCCGGGAAGGTTTCGAATGATGAATCTGATCTTGTCGAAGATGCTTTTAGGGTCGCCGATCTTGTCGACGAGTTCGAGCTTTCTACTGCCGAAGCCTATCGCTGAGCCGGGCTTGAAGAGCCACGCCCAGACAGCGAACGCCGCTGTCAGCCATGTCGCCCCCATGTCTCGACTCTTCTCGAAGATTCCGTCTTTCCCGCGTTCGTAAAGGTCTTTGAGCCAGAGCAGAGCTTTCGCCTGATCTTCGTACAGGTCGAACGGAATGAACGGGGAGGGCTCGCGAGGGTCATAAGTCCAGCAAAACTCGTTGACGAAGAACGACGGGTCGCGCTCGCTGATAAGGAGCATCGTCGCTTTCGACTGAGGTTCGCTATTCCAGTTCTGAACCAACGCCAGCCGTCTTGCGATAGCGTCTGAGCAATTCCTCGGTGGAAAGAGACTTGAGGTCGTCATAGTTTAAGTCTTTGACAGCGAGATCGTCGCTGACAAGTAGCCGTTTCACTTCGGGCGCGTCGAGTCCGAGAAGCTCCCGAATGTCCTTCGACGCTTTCATCACTCGATCAAGATAAGCAGGGTCGCCAATCTGCTCTTCTTCTTTCTGATTCGACTTCTTTGTCGTCTCGGTTCCGACCTGTTTCGAGCCGTCTTTCGTCTGAACGCCAGCCGTCTTCGTCTTCTTTGACTCCTTCGAGCGTTCGTAGGCTTTCAGCGACTCGTCGATGACGTGATTCAATACGTCGAACTGTCTGATTACACCTGCTCGACCTTCGAGGCTTCTCAACTCGTCGACGCGCCGCTTCTTCGCGGCTCGAATGTAGTCGTAAATCTGCCGAGCTGAGATGTTCCATTTCTCGGAGATGTCTTCAGGCGTCATGCCTAAGAGCTTCAGTCGATACGCTTCTTCTTGTCTCTGCTCAAGCTGAGCGGCTGAAGGTCGTTTGCCCTTGTTCAGCCCTTCGTCGATGTCGATGACGATCTGTTTCTTTCCCAGAGCGCGATGACCCCCGATGACGATCTGTTTCTTTCCCATAGCGCGATGACCCCCGATGACGATCTGTTTCTTTCCCATAGCGCGATGACCCCCGATGACGATCTGTTTCTTTCCCAGAGCGCGATGACCCCTGAATTTCGTCTTCTTCTCTCTGTCTGTTGAGTCGTTTGGGTTCAATTAATGCGACGCCCCTGCTTTGCTCTTGACTTTTCGACGTGTCGATAGCGTCGACATAGGGTCAATCGACCCATCGAAAATACCCTTCGACGTCGATCTTGACGCCGCGCCACGGCGAGTTGTGCCACGCGAGCGGCTTCGGAACTTGAGTTGGTATAGCGAATGTTCTGACGCCGGGTATCAGTTGTCCCTTATACAGAGGACTGATCTCGATTGTCTTCACTGTCAGCTTAACGACGAGAGAGAGATCGTTCGTCAGCTTGATCGTCTTACTGTCTTCGTCTGCCGTGAACGTGATCGGAATGTCGATCTCGACCTTGTCGACTTTCGTCCCCAGCTCGCGACGCTCTAAGACAAGACGCCAATGTCTGAAGACTGGTACGTCGACTGATCTCTTCGAAGTTACGGTTCCTTTGAGAACGAGATGATACATTTTTCGGGTTACTCCTTGACGCTTTTGCTTTCGTTGTCGTCTTCTCCTTCGTCCATCACTTTACCCAGAATCAAGCGAAGCGACTTGAATCGACCGAGCCCCATGCGTTCGACGTTCTCAAGAATACTGAACCCTTCTGTCGCGATGATGAGCCACAAGACGCCGTCGACGATGGGAATGTTCGCGGCCTTCGTGATCGTGTTCTCGACGACTGTCGCTACAGCGACGACAGCAAGATATCCGAACAGTTTCGAGATGACTCGCGACAGCTTCAGCGATGTTCGAGGCTTCTTGAGCTTTACAGCCGCGGCAAACCCGGTAATTGTGTCAGCGACGAGAAGAATGAATGCGCCTGTCGCCGCGTCGACTTCGCTAGGTTGATCGAACAGATAATGCAAGGCGACTCCTAGAGTCGCTCCTGCGATCTTGAAGAATATACCGCTGTCTGCTTCTGAGCTGAACAAGCGAGCAACGGCGACAGGCGAGTCTTGAATAAGGCGTTCGATTGGCATGGTTAATCTATCTCCGAGTTGATCGTCAAGACGCCCGCCTCATAAGAGTAGCCCCAATGGGTAACCCTGTTGAGATCAGCGAACTTGACGTAGCCGACGCCGTCTCTTGTCGTTCCTGACATCGAGATCAATTCGTCGTGCAAGTTGACAGTAAAGTTCGCGCCGTCGACTGAGACGATCTCGCCGCCGAAACGCTCGACGAACAGCCTGACAGCGACCCATACTCGACCACCTTCGAAGAACGCGCCGATGTCTGTCTTGTTCTTGTTGTCGAAGATCGTCACTTTATCGCCCGACGACTTCTTCGCTGAACCGCCGTAGGGCGGTACAGGTATCGGTTTGCCCTTGAGAATGAGAGCGCGAAGCTCTGACGTCGAGAGCCCTGTCTTGACTTGATAATGAGGGTAGTCAGTGATTGACTTCCATCGCCCGCCCCATTCGAGCCCGATGTCTTCGCCTATCGCGCCAATCTCAGCATAGAGCGGGCTGCTCCCTAGATACTCGCCCTTCTCGAAGATGCCGATATCCCACGCGATGCCGAAGTTGTGATTCGACTGACCGCCGCGAGCGTTCGTCACTTTCGAGCCGGGGGCTGTTCTGCCTTTCGCATAGAGCGCGTCTTGCTCTTGCCATGATCTGTTGCCTGAAACGATTCTGACGGTGAACCCAGCTGGCAAGACGCCGCTGTCTTCGATAGCGAGCAGATGAGCAAGAGCCCAGTCGCGAGCGTTGGGTAGAAGCGAGTCGATGTTCTTCTGAGTTCGTGTATCCATAATTCAGGTTATACCAAAAGAGCCGCCTTCGACCTGAGAGTAAAGACGGCTCTTCGAGTTCGTTCGCTTCGACTTTACTCTGTTGGGGTGAAGTCGAGACTGATCTCAGCAAGGCCACCGGGGACTAGCTCGACGTCGACAGAAGCGACGTACTCGACATCGTCGATTGTGACAGAGCCCTTGATCGTGCCTGTCGCGCCAGCTTCGCCGGGGTTGAACGTGTCCTGCTCGTCGTTGATCTCTCCGAAGTTCCCTGTAGTAGCTTCAGCAGTGATCGTCAAGTCGCTCGAACTGAGGTCGATGACGTTTCCTTCGGCGTCTTTGCCGACAGCAGTGATTTTGATAGGTTGGGTTGCGTCTAGTTGTAAGCTCATAATTAGTTGGAATCCTCCCTTTGCTTCTGCCTTTCCTGCCCTCTCGAAGAGCATACCGAGCGCGAACCCGATCAAGAAAAGAAAGAACAGCATAGAGACAGCGAGTTTACCCCTTGAGTTTCCAGTATTGGTAATAGACCGCTTCGATCATCTTGCTTCGAGTGTCAGCAGGGGCTTTCTCGGCATTCAGGAGCTTCGCTTGTTTCGCGATGTACGGCTTGACTCGACCCCAGTTATCGACTCGTTCAGCGTCGATGACGATCACCCCAGCCCAGTTAGGAATCTCTTCTTTGACTTTCTCGAAGACCGCTATCGGTAACGCGAAGAAGAACTTGCGAATAACAGAGCGAGGGCCGATGCCGTACTTTCGAGGCGTGAAACCTGTCGTCAGAGCTTTATGTTTGCCGAGCTTCGATCTCAGCTCGCGTCTGAAGTCAGCGACTGAGACTTTGATCTCGATCTCCCATAGCCAGCCGCTAGGCTGAAGAACGAGAAGATCAGCTTCCCAGCCCGCTACGCCGACAGAGTTCCTAGCCGCGACTACTTTGTTCGGCTCCCATAATGCCGAGCCCCAGCCGATCAGGTAACGCTGAATATCGCCGCTTGTCATTCTTCCTCCTTCCGTCTTTCAGCAATACACTCTTTGCAGACAGAGTCGCCCCCGTGGACTGGGTTATACCACCAATCGCAAGCCTCGCATCGCATAACCAGTGCGTCGAAAGCTTGGCACGTTTCCAAGGGTTCATCCGTGATGTTCCAGTCAAGCGGGAGCCCGAAATACTCAAGCTGAAATTCGTTCGGGTCAGAAGCAGTGTCGCGCAGGCTTTGAGCCAATGCCTTGATCCGTTCGACATGGGTCGCGTCAGGGTTCTTTTCTATCCAACTCATTCAGCTTCCCCCTCCGGTGTCGTGAACATTCGAGTGTAAATACGAACTGACGATAGACAGATGTCGTCGTCAGAGGTAGTCAGCGACAAGAGCGACTTCAATCTCGTCGAGCGGCGGCATATCATGAGTCTGGCAGTACGGACGCGAGCAGTAGCCCATTTCTATTCCGTGTGCGAGCCACTGGAAAGCGAGCTCGTTGTCTTTCAAGAGTCGCCTCTGAGCATCGAGGGCTCGACGCCAACCTCTTTGCAGAACCTGATAATGTTTCGAGCCAGATCGTCGACGGGGCTTGTTGAGCCGCGAGGGAGCTTTCTTATTGCATAAGCGAGGCAGTTTCTCAGGGCTCGATCAAGCTCGACTTCGCGCTCGACGATTGGAGTCGATGATCGGTCGATGATCGGTCGATCTGAAGTCGGCTCTAGCGTGATACTTTGCCTTATTCGAACGACGTCACCTGAACTGAACCCTTGCTCTTCGAGACGTGAGAACCCGCCAGCGACAAGGCCGTCGTTGCTCTCACTTCGATAGTCGGGCCATGACAGTGTTTCGACGTACTCTTGTTCGATCATCTCTCATCCTCCCCATTCGGCGCGTCGACCCACTTAGTCTGCGAATGGGTCATATTCCTCCACTGCTGTCGCTTGTTGAGCTTGCTTGGGTTGATAGTCGTCGCGTGGCCTGTCGAGCGACTCGACGTTGTCAGCGACGATCTCGATCACTTCTCGCGTCGAGCCGTCATTCGCTGTCCATTTGCGCGTTTGGAGCCGACCGTCGACAGAGACGAGTCGACCTTTTGTCAAGTAGTTCGAGACGAACTCTGCTGTCGTTCCCCACGCTTGGACTCTGAACCAGTCGGCGTCTTGACCTTCTGGCGTCTTGAATCGCTTTGTGACGGCGATGCTGAACTCGACGACTGACTTACCCGTCGTCGTCGTTCGAAGCTCAGGGTCGCGCCCTAAGCGTCCTACTAGTGTTACTCTGTTCAGCATTATTTGGGCTCCCAGTATTGGACGCATTTGAGTTTTGGCATTAACATGCCACCACCTCAACCGTACAACCTCTTTCCTTAAAGAAAGCTATATGGTTCGTCAGTTCCTCATGGGCACCTTCAAAAGTGCATCCAGTTGACAGGGAACAGATTCTGTCATCAAACTCGCTTAGGAGTACGACCTCGAAGATTCCTTCTTCCATGAACTCGGGATCGCCTTCGCATGCTTGCTGAATGGTGAGCTTGATCGGCTTGTGATCTATCCTTTGCTCATGGATGTTCTGCTCGGCGTGTTCGGTTTTATCCTCCTGTACTAGTGTTACTCTGTTCAGCATTATTTGGGCTCCCAGTTGAAGTACATCGGCATGATGATTGAACGCCAGCGCGGCTTGTCTTCAGCTGGCTGAAAGAGCAAAGGCTTACCCCTGCCTTCTTGAAAGATCACCGTCTTGAAAAAGTCGGGATGAGCCAATCTCAGGGCGTCGATCAGATACTTTGAGTTGATACCGAACAGCTCGATCTGAGGCGTCTTTGTCTTCGGGATTACTCGCATTACATCTAGGTACTTTCCTTCGATTGTGTCGAAGATTGGGGCGTAGACGTTGCTAATTTCCCACGTCTTTTTCGTTGTGTCGCCGACTGCTATTGAGCTGAGATCACGAGTCAAAAAGATTTGCTTTCTTTTCGAGAATCGAGCTTCGAAAAGAAGTCGCTTGATGTCAACGGTCTTCGTCTCGAACGGCTCTTTCGCGTCTGCCAACCGCAGGACGTGCAAGCGATGGGAATCAGTCGAAACGAGATTGACAGCATCTTCGAAGTAAACCAGAGCCGCGACTGACAGCATCTTTCGATTCTTGTCTGTCGACAGGGCCGACGCGATATAAGCGGCTTCGCTTGTCGAGAAGATGATCGGGTCATCTTCGAGGGTGAAGTTTTGTAGGTTTGAGTTTGTCTTGTTCATGTTCGGATTGTCCTTTCTTGTTTGGTTTGGTCGGGGAGAGCTTATCGCCCTCAAGTGTCTCTGTCCTATCGCGCTGAACCACTTGTTCATTCTGCTCCTTTGTTCGCTTTGTCCCATTCCCAGAAGTCGATGATCTTGTCGCTGTTCAGCTCTTTCCAGACTCTGATCTGATCTTCGCGAGCGGCGGCAGGGTCAGATAACAGCTTCTCGCTGAGCGCGATAGGGCCTGCTATGCCCATTCGCTTTCGCTTCGCGAGCGACGCTTCAGTCGCTCTCTTCCATTCGTGAATGAAGACCGCTGAAGAAGCATGATCTGCGGCGATCTGCTCGACAGCTTTGTCGTACTCAGCTTGTCGACTTGCTTGATACGCTGAGCGTTGCTCGCGATCTTCAGCTCGGCTCTTTTCGCTTGCCAGCTTGCCTTCAGTCGAGTCGCTGTCGATTAAGTAGCTCTCTTCCCAGCGGCGTTGATTGAGCCATGTCGTCATCATCGCGACGTACTCTCGCTTGCTGAGCGTGTCGACCCAGACTCTGTACTTCTTCGCGCCCTCGATGACAGCGTCGAGATTCTCTCCAGCAGAAGCGAGAATGTCCCACGTCAGTCGAGCTTGCGCCCGTTCGAGCTTGCGCCCGTTCGAAGGTCGCGGATAGATCGAGTCGAACTGAACCCACGTCGATTCGTTCTTCTGATCCCCTTTCTGAAGAGCTTTCGGAGTCTTCGATCTTGCTTCTTCCGGACAGGAAGAAGAATTATAATTCTCTTTCTCTTTTACTTTTACTTTCTCTTTGGATGATCGACTGTTTATGTCGTCGATGATCGGTCGATGATCGGTCGATTCGCTAGATTTTTGCTGTCGATGATCGGTCGATGATCGGTCGATGATCGGTCGATGATCGACCGATGATTGTTTCGCTTTTCTAGCTTCAACAGCGACGCTTCCTGCTCTCGATAATCGGTCTGCTCTCTGAAGAGCGGCGTCGACAATCTCAGAGCGGAGGCGTCCGTCTGACGAGCTTAGATCAGTGATCGACCTGATTTGATCTCCGTGCATCAGCCAAGCAGAAGGGGTCATTCGAGCGAGTTGAGCCAGCTCGATGTCGTCGTCTGGCAGTGACCCAGCCGGGTCGAACCACATCTCGACGAGAAGGGAACAGTAGCCCCCGAAAGCTTCGGCGTTCATCCGTCTGACGACGGGGGAGCGAAGAAGCGAATCAGGGGCCCAAGAGCAGTATCTTGGGCTGTCCATTGATTACTTGCCCATCTCTTGTTTGAGCAGGTTCGCGACGTCGAGAACGTGCAACAGTTTCGGCTCAGCGACTCTCGATGCTGTCTCTGCGAGTAGCTCAAGAAGAGTCATGTCGAGAGCCTTGGCTCTGGCTGTCAAGTCTTTGACGTGTTTCGAGTTCTGAACTTCAAGAACCAGAGCTTCGAGCTTCGGGGAAGAGTTCTCTGAGGAGCTGTTCGCCTGTTTTGAGTCGACTCCATCTGTCGGAGTTGACGCGATTGAGCCCGTTTGGGCGTCGTCGCTTGACGGCGTCTTCTGCTCTTCGCTCGAAGTCGCTGAGCTGTCGTCGTCTGAGGACTTCGCGCTCGATGACGCCGAGCTGTCTGCTTTTGGGTCGAGCTTGACCTTCTTTTCTTCAAGGAGCATCTCGTCGAAGCAGAGCATGAATTTCGACCACGTATTCAAGGTCTTGTCCCTAGCGTGCAAGAACCCGAACAGCGTCATGGCGTCGCGATTGTGCTTCTTCGCTATTACTTTGAACTCTTCGAGCCCCTCAGCGTCTTGATCGAGAGCGAGCGACTTCATCAGCTCGATGTTCTTTCGCTTCAACAAGGCTTCTGGGTCGACTGGCGCGGTCTGCTGACGTTGTGCTGTCTGAACAGGGGCGGGCTGATTCGAGCGCGGAGCCGAGAGCCTAGACGGTCGATCTCCGCCTGTCTTGTCAGGGTCTTCGTCAGAATCAGTCGGGAGCAAGAACAGTGTTCGAAGCAGATACTTCGTCGCGCCTGTCGTCGCTTTGTTGAACGCTTTGTCCCCGTACTCGCTGACTTCGCCGCGCCAAGGAATGACGATTGTATACCCCGTCTCAGTGTCGATCAG